CCTACGATGACGAGGGTACGGGATTAACAGCAGCAGAGCTTGATCTCATGGTTGATGCGCTGCTCGCACCAGAGCCACCACCAACAGACGCAGAGGTATGGATAAGTAAAGCACAGGCTTCTTATCTATACGACACTAGGTTTAAACCAGATGATGGTGGGGTATAATGACATAGCGTAGCAGTCATGAATATAAGTAAGTTCTTAAGTTAGTAAACTATATAAATATAATTTTAAACGGGGTAAAATCATGGAATCAAGAAATCTAATTGACGCAATAATCAGTGGTGATAAAGCTGCAGCAAAAGCCGAGTTTAGCGATATTATGCAAGGTAAAATGTTTGACGCTGTAGACACGTTAAAAACTAGTGTAGCCCAACAAATGTTTAATAAGGCGAATATTGCAGATGAAAACGTATAAAGATTTAAAAAAGCTATTTACAGAAGAAAAGCTCGTTAAGTGGTTTAAAGTTTTAAAAAACAGCGAAGCAAAAATCGCTAAAGACGGGAATATGTTTGTTGCGTATATCGACAACGAAGTATTAGACGAATTCAAAAGTCAGAAAGATGCCGAAAAGGGTATTGCTGATTTTATCAAATTAATAGGAAAATAACATGGCAGCAGCCATTAAACCAATCGGCTTGACTGGCCGAAGCATTGCTAACGGCGTTAGCTCAAACAAAGGTTAATTCAAAATGAAGTTAATAACCGAACATAATGATCAGCAGCTTGAGTATATTACTGAAGGCGCTGGAGGTAAAAAAGATACTTATATTAAAGGTATCTTTATGCAGTCTGAAAAACAAAACCGTAATGGGCGGATTTATCCAAAGGTCATTATGGAAAAGGCGGTTGCCCAATACGACGAAAAGTATATCAAAACTAAACGTTCGGTTGGTGAATTAAACCATCCCGATGGACCGACTATCAATCTTGATAAAGTCTCGCATATTATTACTGAGCTATCATGGCAAGGTGATGACGTAATAGGTAAAGCAAAATTGCTCAACACTCCTATGGGTTTAATTGCAAAGGGATTAATTGAAGGCGGCGTTCAGTTAGGTGTATCTTCACGTGGCATGGGTTCGTTAGTTTCAAAAAATGGAAAGAACTATGTTGGTGAAGATTTCGTATTAGGTACAGTTGATATTGTACAAGATCCATCGGCTGATAATGCGTATGTAAATGGTATTATGGAAGGTGCTTCTTGGATATACGACGCCGCAAAAAGTTCGTGGGTCAAACAAGAAATGATAGAAGATCTTGTTAGAGGAGCCAAGAAAGGAAAGATTAATGAAGAATTGCTAGTTAAGCAATTCAAGGATTTACTGTTTTAAAAGTCGGTTTAAGATTTTTATAAATAGTATTAAAGTGGATTAAACACCACTGTGTATTTTATGGGTATTATGATTTAATGGGACTGAGATTATCAATTAAAACTGGATTTCCTCTCAAACTTTAACTTACTGGAGTATGAATATGAAACATGATCAAGAAAATATACTCCAAGATGAACTCGTTGAAGATGTTGAAGCTCTTGACGAGGAACTTTTGGAAGATGACGCTCTTGAAGAAGCGCTAAAAATGGATGACGACGAAGACGAAGACGAAGATGAAGTCGAAGAAGGTAAAGAATTCGACACATCTGAAGACGACGGAATCGAAGGCAACAAAGCAGATAAAGATCCTAAGAAAACTTCTGTCAAAAAGGCCAAGCCGCCTATGAAAGAAGACAACTTCAAAGAAGACTTAAATGCATTAGTTGAGTCTGAAGCCACACTTAGCGAGAATTTCCGTAATAAAGCAAGTCTAATTTTTGAATCTGCACTTCGCGCCAAGGTTGCCTCTAAGGTTAATCAATTGGAAGAAGAGTATAACGAAAAATTAGATGAAGCTGTTGAAACTGCCAAAGAAGGACTAGTTCAGAAAGTTGATAGCTATCTTGCCTATGTTGTAGAGTCTTGGGCTGTTGAAAACAAAATTGCTTTGGAATCTGGCGTACGTGCCGATATTGCTGAAAGCTTTATGTCTAACCTTAAGAATGTGTTTGAAGCCCATTATGTTTCGGTGCCTGAAGGCAAAGAAGATTTGGTCGATACGCTTTCTGCTGAAGTTGAAAAACTTAAAGAAGACTATAATGCTGAAGTCGATAAGAATATGGCGTTACAGGAAAGCACTAACGAATTGTCCCGTGTAGGTATTATTGCTGAAGCTGCTACTGATTTATCAGTTGCTCAAGCTGATAAGTTGAGTTCTTTGCTTGAAGGCGAAGATTTCGACAATGTTAAAGCTTTCACCAAAAAGGTAGAAACTTTAAAGCAATCTTATTTCAAGAAAGATAGCGTAATTTCAGAAGATGTTAATACTCCTGACGAAACTTTGAAAGAAGAAACCGTTGAAGTATCTGGCACAATGGCTACGTACCTTTCTGCACTAAAAAAATTAAATCAATAATAACTAGGAGATAAACAAATATGTTTAATTCAGAAAACCTTATGGAAAAATGGGCACCTGTCCTTGATAACAAAGATGCTGGCGCCTTTCAAGATGCTCATCGTAAATCAGTAACAGCTGTAGTATTAGAAAACACCGAGAAAGCCCTTGCTGAAGAGCGTGGACAAAATCAAATGTTATCTGAAGCTGCTCCTTCTAACTCAGTAGCTGGCGGTGGCGTTGTAAATTGGGATCCAATCCTAATTTCATTAGTACGTCGTGCTATGCCTAACCTTATCGCATATGACCTATGTGGTGTTCAGCCTATGACTGGTCCTACTGGTTTGATCTTCGCGATGAAATCTAGATACGGTGCCCAGGATGGTACTGAAGCGTTCGTTAACGAAGCCGATTCTGGTTTCTCTCAAGGAGCTGCTTTAGCTGCTGCACATGGTGCGGATTCGTCTTCTTTAGGCGGTACAGATACAACGCCAGCAGATACAGTGAACGATGCTTTTGACTTCGGTACTGGTTTGGCAATTGGTGCTGGTGAAGATTTCGGTGGTGATGCAACATTCAACGAAATGTCATTCAGTATCGAGAAAGCAACTGTTACTGCTAAGACTCGTGCACTTAAAGCTGAATATACAATGGAACTTGCTCAAGATCTTAAAGCCGTTCACGGCCTAGATGCTGAAAGCGAATTAGCTAATATCCTTTCTGGTGAAATCCTTGCTGAAATTAACCGTGAAGTTGTTCGTACAATTAACTCACGTGCTAAGCTTGGTTGTCAACAGGCTGATCTTGCTAATGCCGGCGATTTCGATCTTGATGTTGATGCTGATGGCCGTTGGTCTTTAGAGAAATATAAAGGTCTATTGGTTCAGATCCAACGTGAAGCTAATGTAATTGCTTTAGAAACACGTCGTGGAAAAGGTAACTTTATCTTAGTATCATCTGATGTTGCAGCTATTCTTTCTGCTTCAGGTATGCTTGATAATACTCCTGCTTTAGCCGCAAATGCTAACATCAGTTCTGATGTTACTGGTACAACTATGGTTGGTACTTTGTCTGGTGGAATCAAGGTTTATCTTGACCCCTATGCAACTGTCAACTTCGTAACTGTTGGTTTTAAAGGAACTAATCCTTATGATGCTGGTTTGTTCTATGCACCATATGTTCCTTTAACTATGGTTCGTGCTGTTAACGAAGCTACCTTCCAGCCTAAAATTGGCTTTAAGACTCGTTACGGTATGGTTGCTAACCCATATGTTGGTGGAACTCCCGGCGATAATGCTGGAGCAGTTCGTGCAAACCAGTACTACCGCATATTCAAAGTATCTAACATCCTTGGTGTTGCAGGTTAATTAAAAAATCCTAATATGCTACCTTAGGACAAAGTGAATTGGGGATCTTAATTGATCCCCTTTTTTTTGCTTATAAATAATTGGTATGTTTAACACGATGGGGTAAATCATGCCATACGAAACTGATATAGATTTAAACGGCGCCAATGGACGTAATGACCAAGATAATTTCCTTGCTCCAAACGGCTTCCGATTAGTAGTCGATAATACAGTATATGCTGATGTTCAATATAAAGTACAGCAAGTAAGTATACCTTCTATTAATGTCGATGCTACGCCAAGTCCATATGGCGGTGGCACATCATATACAATTGGTGATCGTGCTAATTACGAACCACTTGAATTGACTTTTTTAGTAGACGAAAACTTAAAAAATTATAAAGAAATACACAATTGGATTATGGGCGCGTTAACTAATCCAGATGCTGCAGTAGACGGCAAATTCAAAGATATTACATTAATGATCTTGTCATCACACAATAACGTAATTCAAGAAATACAATTTATTGGAGCGTTTCCAACAGGACTTTCTACATTGCAGTTTGACTCGTCAGCTAGCGATATTGAATACTTAACAGCTAACGTAACATTCCAATACCAATATTATAAATTAAAATAGAGATTAAATTATTATGATACCATTGACTACCATTCTTAAAATGTGGGAAAAGGACTGTGTAATTGACGAAGTGAATTTAGATAACGCTTCTTTAGACGGTGCAAAACTGCATGCAAAATATTTAGAACTCCATTCAGTTTATAAACTGCAGGCACGACGTAAAGACATGGAGTTTAAAGTACTTCTTAAAAACAAGTACCTATGGTTTGCCGGTAAATTAACAAGAGATGAAATTGATGAACTTGGTTGGGGATACGATCCCTTAAATGGATTAAAAGTTCTCAAAGGCGATATGGATAAATTCCTTGAGGCTGATAGAGACATTCAAGAAATGCAAGCTCAAATTGAATACAATAAAGTAGTAACAGAGACTCTTGACGAAATTATTGGTAATATCCGATGGAGAAGCTCTACAATAAAAAATGCAATCGAGTGGAGAAAATTCACTAGCGGAGTATAAGGATCATGACCGAAGTTGTTCAAGTTAGGCTTAAAGATTATTCGCAGTTGCTAATTGAAACTGATCATAGCACTGGTGCCGAGTTGACCGACTTCTTCTCGTTTTTTGCTGAAGGTTATAAGTTCCATCCTGCATATCGTAACAAACAATGGGATGGACTCCTGCGCCTTTATAACCATCGTGATAAACAATTACCAATTGGGTTATATGCGTACTTACAGAATTTTTGTGAGGCCCGTGGATACATTCTAGAGGTTTTAGATAACCAACTGTATGGATTACCAATAGCCGATAACAAAGTCCCACCATCGCTTGATTACCTTAACAGTCATACTTTTACTAGCCGCGGTAAACCTATCGAACATCGTGACTATCAGCTAAGGGCAATAACCACAGCCATTACAGAGCATCGGACATTATTATTGTCTCCAACGGCATCTGGAAAATCGCTCATCATATATTCCATTATGTTATATTACATGGAGAATTATGATAAAGATATTCTAATAATCGTCCCTACTACGTCATTAGTGAACCAAATGTACGGTGATTTTGCTGATTATAGTGAGTTTGACCAAGCGTTTTCTGCTGAAGACAGTTGTCATATGATTTACTCAGGTAAAGAGAAAAACACAGGGAAGCGCGCGGTCATCTCAACTTGGCAATCAATATATAAATTAGGTAGTGCGTGGTTCAAAAAGTTTGGTATGATAATCGGTGATGAAGCACATACGTTTAAAGCAAAGTCTTTAGTATCAATAATGGGGAAGTCAACCGAAGCACAATTCAGAATTGGAACGACTGGCACAATTGATAATATAGCAGTAAATAAACTGGTCCTAGAAGGTTCGTTCGGTCCTGTCTATAGAGTGACATCAACAAAGGCGCTAATGGACGAAGGTTCACTTGCGGCTCTTGACATAAAAATACTAGCACTTAAATATCCTGACGTTGAAAGCAAGATAGTTTCAAAACTCAAATATCCTCAGGAAATGGACTATATCGTTACCCATGAGAAACGAAATAACTTTATAGCAAATTTAGCAATAGCACAAACAGGTAACACCTTAATATTATTTCAGTTTGTTGGTAAACACGGCAAGCCATTACATGAACTGATAAATACAAAGGTAGGCGACGATCGTGAAGTCTTTTATGTATCAGGTGAAACTGATGCAAATTTACGAGAAGACGTTCGACGAATTACTGAAACAAAATCAAATGCAATATTGGTATGCTCACTCGGAACTTTTAGTACTGGAGTGAATATAAGAAACCTACACAATATTATATTTGCATCACCGAGTAAGGCACAAATAAAGATCTTACAATCAATAGGAAGAGGATTAAGAAAAAGCGATAATGGTCAGGATACCAAGTTATTTGATATTGCCGATGATTTCCATTGGAAAAGTAAAAAGAATTATACATTAAGACACGCTGCTGAACGTGTAAAGATTTACGCATCCGAGAAGTTTAATTTTAAAATTCACGAGGTAAAGATGTAATGAATGATCTAGTAAAAGAAGCTGCTGCAGGATTAGATGTAAAACAATTTAAATTAATGAACGGTGAAACTGTGTTAGGTATCGTTAAAGAAGAGACTCGTACAACATTAATAATCGAATCTCCGATTGAGCTTTTGGAATCTTATGAAGATGATACTTACAGATATGGTTTTAAACACTGGTTTGAATTTAGTGTTAATGATGAAGCCACACTTTTTAAATCTAGTTTAGTTGCGTTGAGTGATATAAATAACAATATTAAAGAATCATATCTAAAGGTTATTATCAGTAATGGTACAGATGAAATATCTAATGAATCAATATCTGATAATAATACTAGTAATATGACTTGTCATTAATATTGTATTCTATCCCTGTCCAGTAACAACTGTTTATCTATACTAGTTTTTACAAGGTATCAAATAATACAGTAAATTAATATCTGTATATCTACTCACTCCCCGATTGACTAATCTATTATAACAAGAAACAGGACATCTGTCAATAGGAAACACAAAATAAATACATAAAAATTTCTATTGACATGAGGCTCAATTTAGTTTATAATAGTTTACTATACCAATGGAGAAATAAGCATGACAAAAATCAAACCTAAAGATAAGCCACACTACGTGAACAATAGGGATTTTTCTGAAGCTGTATATGACCACGTTTTAGCGTTAAACGAAGCAAAAGCAAACGAAACTCCCCGTCCTCAAGTCTCAACGTATATTGGAAAGTGTTTTCTACGTATATGCGAAGGATTAGCCCATCGTTCTAACTTTATACATTATCCTTTTCGAGATGAAATGGTTATGGATGCGGTTGAGAATTGCCTTAAAGCAATTAATAACTATGATATATCAAAAGTTACAAGAACAGGCAAACCTAATGCCTTTTCATACTTTACTCAGATATCATGGTTTGCATTCTTAAGACGTATTGCAAAGGAAAAGCGACAGCTTGATATAAAAACTCGATTGGTCGAAAGATCTGGATATGACGAGTTCTTTGATGGTGACGACGATGCAAACGGCGCATCAGGCGCAGTTGATAGGCTACGTTCTAATTTTACTCACGTACAAACAGGTGACAATGTTAAACCGGCAGCAGAAGCTGAACTAGTAAAACCTAAAAAACCAGTTGGTCTTGAACACTTTATTGGCGGTGATGATTAATGAAAATTGCAATCATTTCTGATACACATGCAGGTTGTAGAAATTCTTCTGACATTTTTATAAACTACCAACGACGGTTTTATGAGGAAATATTCTTTCCATATCTAAAAGAACATAACATTGCCGAGCTTATACATCTTGGTGACTACTATGATAACCGCAAAATCGTCAACATAAAAGCTATTGATGCCAATCGCAACATGTTTCTTCAACCAATGAAAGATGCCGGTATTAATATGCGTATCATTCCAGGGAATCATGACATATACTTTAAGTCGACAAATGAAGTATGTTCTCTAAATGAATTAATGTGGGGATACGATAACATTGAAATAGTTTCTAAACCAGCTGAAGTCGATTATGACGGCTGTAAGATTGCTTTAGTTCCTTGGATCAATAATAACAATTATGCTGAGTTTATGTCTTTCATCAAAAAGACTAAGGCTTCTATATTAGGCGGTCACCTAGAGCTAAATGGTTTTGAAATGATGAAAGGAATAACTAATAACCACGGAATGGAAACTGAAGCATTTGAACGCTTTGAGCAGGTATATAGCGGTCACTTTCATACAAAGTCAACTCGAGGCAATATTACATACCTTGGGTCTCAAATGGAATTTACCTGGGCTGATGTCGATGATCCTAAGTTCTTTCATATATTTGATACTGAAACCCGTACAATAGAAGCAATTCGCAATCCTATAACGATACATCAGAAAATTTATTATAACGATGAAAACGAATCATATGAAGACTTCCCATTTGAAGAACTTAAAGATAAGTTTGTAAAGGTTATTGTTGTTAAGAAGACTGACCCTGCATTGTTTAATGGATTCGTTGATAAAGTTCAAGATTCAGGTATTTACGAATTGAAAATAGCCGAAACCTTCGACCAATTTGCGGGTTCAAGTGTTGGAGACGATAACATATCAATTGAAGACACTACAACCTTACTTGACTCATATGTTGAGTCGGTTGAAACTGACCTTGATAAGAATAAAATCAAAGGCATAATGCGAAAGCTGTATGCTGAAGCAAGCAACCTGGAAATATCATAATGAGTGTAGCCTTTAAAACAATAAAATGGAAAAACTTTTTATCAACTGGTGATAAGTTTACTGAAATTCAACTTGACCGTTCTCCGACTACTTTAATTGTCGGCAAGAACGGTGCTGGTAAGTCCACGATGCTTGATGCTTTATCGTTTGCGCTGTTTGGCCGGCCGCATCGATCAATCAATAAACCTCAACTTGTAAATTCTGTAAACGAAAAGCAATGTGAAGTACACGTTGAATTTACTATAGGTATACATCAATTTAAAATCATTCGTGGTATTAAGCCTAACATATTTGAAATTTATCAAGATGGCGTGATGATTAATCAAAATAGTGCAGTTCGTGATTATCAGCATTATCTTGAGCAAAACGTACTAAAGCTTAATCATAAATCTTTCCATCAAATTGTAGTCTTGGGATCTTCATCTTTTATTCCTTTCATGCAATTGCCTGCTCATCACAGACGAGATATTATTGAGGATCTTCTTGATATTAATATCTTTTCTAAAATGAACGGCATTCTTAAAGAGTCTATGGGTAAACTTCGAGAGTCTTTATCTGATTTTAATAATCAAATCGATACTATAAAAGACAAGATTGAACTTCAAAGAAAGTATGTTACTGATATTTCGCTTTTGAATGAAGAACATCTTGAATATAAACGAAGTATAATTGTTACGTCTAAATCAGAATTAGATATGATAACCGGTGAGAACTACAGTTTGCAAAATTACATTAGTGAACATAGCGCGGCAACATCTGCAAAACACTTGACTATTGAAAAGATTAGCAAAAAGCTAGGTAAGTATGAATCGACATTTAAGACTGAAATTCGCGGAGTAGTAAAAGAAGCAAAGTTTTATGACGAACATGAAAATTGTCCGACATGTTCCCAGGACATTGACGAACAGTTTAGAGCTGAACGTAAAGCAAAAGCGACTTCACGCGCTAAAGATCTTAAAGATGGTATTAATAAACTTACTATTGAAATTACTGAAACTGATATGGCATTGGCTGAGTCGCAAATTGCTTTAAACGATATTACAGCAAAAAGCAATAGCATTATTGCTAATGACAAGTTGATTAAAAAAATAAATAAGTCAATTGACACAATTCAGGTCGAAATTGATGACATTTCTAAAACTAATAATGATGTTAATAACGAAAAGTCAAAGCTTCAGGAAATGATTGAATTGAAAGTAGAGCTTCTTAATAAAAAGATTGAAGTTGTTGAAGACCAGCGTTATTCAACAGTTGCACAAGAAATGTTAAAAGACACTGGTATTAAAACTAAAATTATTAAACAGTATTTACCTGTTATGAATAACTTAATCAATCAATATCTCCAAACAATGGATTTCTTTGTATCTTTCAATCTTGATGAAAACTTTAATGAAACTATTAAGTCTCGCCATCGTGATCAGTTCAAATATAGCTCTTTCAGCGAAGGTGAAAAGGCAAGGATAGATCTTGCATTACTGTTTACATGGAGGCAGATTTCTACCATGAAAAACTCTTCATTAACTAATTTGTTGATACTTGACGAATCATTTGATTCTTCTATGGACGGCGAAGGTATTGGTCATCTTACAAAGATACTTCAAAGCACGTGTGCCGATACTAATGTGTTCGTTATCAGTCACCGCGAATCTTTAGAAGATAGCTCTTTGTTCAAATCAAAGATTGAATTCGTCAAAGAGGGCAACTTTAGTTCAGTCGCGTAAAGTCTCTCCTTATAACCTAATGATCTATTATATTCTTTTTAATTATTATACATTTCTAATTAAAATGGATATAATAGTACCATAAATTGATAACAACTATAACAACTATTTGGAAAAAGAAGATGAATATACACATTGAATTAGTTAAGAAATGGTTGGCTGATCCAGAATCAGTTAGTCAAGAAGAATTAAAAGCTAATGCTGATAATACTGCTGCTGCTTATGCTGCTGCTGCTTATGCTGCTGATGCTGCTGAGGCTGCTGATGCTTATGCTGCTAGTGCTGCTGATGCTGCTGCTGCTTATGCTGCTTATGCTGCTGATGCTGCTGCTGATGCTGCTGAGGCTGCTGATGCTTATGCTGCTACTTATTGGGTAAAACGCTATGAAAAATTAAAGGAGAAAGCGTGATGAATTTATACAAAATAAGCCAGTCAGTAAACAATGACTACGACACTTATGACTCAGCAATCGTAGCAGCACCAGATGCGGAAAAAGCCCGTGTAATGCATCCTAACGGTGTTAAATCAGACCGATTGGATAGGAAAACACCTATAAGCTTTAGTATGGGAGACTGGGTCGTTTACCCAAGCGACGTAACAGTAGAACTCATTGGAGTAGCTTCAGAAAAAACACAACGCTCAGTTATATGCGCTTCATTTAATGCAGGGTAAGGAGCAAGAGTGATGAGCCTAGAACAATACAAAGATGCAAACAGAAAGGAATTGTGGGAAATATTGCAGATTCAAGTAGAACAGATTGCAGAGCTTGAGAAAGAGCGTGATGAATGCCATGCAATGGTTGTTTACATGGGTGCAATCATGGATGAGTCGGAAGGTGTTGCTGGGTATCACTTAAATGGCGATATTGCCAAGTGGGACGATTTATTTACAGTACCTTTATATGAAAATGCACTACAAGCACACAGCCTAGAGCAGCAAGCTAAGGGATTAGAGGACTATGTAAGTAAAACTATGGACAATAGTTATATATTACATTTAGACCCCGAAGATATTCACCATTGTATTCTCATCGACCTAAATGCAACAGCCTTGCGTTTACTTGAGAAAGCCAAAGCACTAAAGGAGCAAGGCGAATGACTGATACATTCATAACTGAATATTATTTCTGGATAGCAATACCCGCACAAATTCTAGGTTTTATACTAGTGTATGCTACAGCAAGACATTTGCATGACTATCTAAACCAGCAGGCCACAGCAATGATGTTCGCATGGCTATGGCCTCTTAGTTTTATGTTAGTAATAGTCTGCATTACGGTATTTATAGCATATGCAGTACTTACTGGAATAGCATTAGTTGTTACTTGGTTAGCTGATAAAACAATTGGTAAATTAATGAAGGAGCAAGAGTAATGAACAAACACATTAAATTAGTTATATAGATATTCTTTTTTATTCTATAAAAACTATATACATTAGTGCCAATTCTTGTTATAATAGTACCATAAATTGAGTTAAGGAATAAAATTTGAAATCACATAAATCACTACTTGCAAAGCTACTCGCGAACGAAGACGTTAATGTCGAAGTTGCTGCAGCTGCAACCGCTTCTTTTAATCCTGTTACACGCACCATCCGAATCCCTGCTTGGAAAGATATTTCAAATGATACTCATGATTTGCTTTTAGGTCACGAAGTAGGTCACGCATTATATACGCCAACTGAAGGTTGGCATGACGCAGTTCATAATTATGACTTTCCAAAAGCATACGCAAATATCGTTGAAGATATTCGTATTGAGAAAAGCATTCAATCAAGATATCCTGGCTTACGCAATAATTTTATTGGCGGTTACAAAGAATTGCTTGAACGCGACTTCTTCGGAATCAATGGTACTGACATAAACGCTATGTCTTTCATGAATCGCTTGAACGTTAAATCAAAATGCCGCGACCTTGTCGATGTAAAATTCTCTAAAGAAGAAATGCTTTACGTTAAAAAGGTTTATGCTTGTAACGACTTCGATGAAGTAATTGATGTTTGTGTTGAATTGCACGAATGGTTAAAAGCCAAAAACGAAAAAGCTAAAGAGCCTGAAGCACAACCTGAGCCTGAAGCTGAAGAAACTTGTGAAACTCCGGCTGAAGAAGGTGATACTGACCAGGTTGAAGAAGAAACAACTGAAGGCAGTGACACCGACGAAGAAGAGGAAACCGAAGAAGAGGCAAAAGCAGGAGTAGACGACGAAGAATCTGAAGCCGATGCTGATGCCGAATCTGAGGAAACCGAAGAAACTGATAATACGACTGAAGAGCAAGGTGACGAAGAAACTGATTCTGACGAGTTAGGCGACGATGATGAAGAGCCTCTTGATGAAGATTTTGATTACACTGACGCCGAAACTGATAATACTTTCCGTGAAAACGAAGAATCGTTAGGTACTGATGATAAAAATGAAATACCAACAGTTGTTAATATTCCGGTTTATTCTGAATTGAAAAAACATATCGTATCATGGGAAAGAGCTCGCGAACTTCGTGCAATAAAATTTGAAAAGTTAAAAAATACAAAAACTTATACAAAACCTGGTCATTATAACTGGTCAAACAATTGTGAAAAACGATTCGTTGGAGATTATTACGATGCTGAATTTAACATCGCACTTAAATCTGCAAACGAAAATGCTGAAGCTTTGGTTAAAGAATTCGAGCGTAAAAAATCAGCTTGGCAGTCGCAACGTTCTCAAGAATCAAGAAAAGGCTCTTTGAATATGTCAAAACTTCATAACTATAAATTCTCTGATGATATCTTTATGTCGAATATTAACATGCCTAATTACAAATCTCATGGTTTGGTTTCGCTAATTGACTTCTCAGGCTCAATGCATGGCAATATGATTACTACAATCACTCAAGCTTATGTCCTTGCTGCATTCGCTAAAAGAGTTAATATTCCATTTAATATCTGCAGCTTTACCTCATCGCGTTCAGCCTCTGAATGCTTTGATAGAGCTCGAGAAAAACAGCCTGAAAATGATTTAGATATGAAAGATATTTTAATGGTTGAGCAATTTACTGACCAAATGAATAAAGCGGCTATTGTCGATACTTTCAAAACATTATGGAAAACCTATCAAGAATCTTATTATACAATTGCTGCACCTTGTGACACTTTAGGTGGTACTCCACTTGACGGTTCAATTGCTGCGATGGTATCAGTCATTGATAACTTCAAAACTAAAAATCGACTTCAGAAGGTTTCGTTTATTACAATCAACGATGGTGATACTTCTCCAAGCATTGCTCATGGCCTGTGGGGCGGCGCTAAATCACGTCTTTATTACAAAAATAAATTCATTGCTGAACTTGATTGGAGATCTTACAAAAAGAATTCAAGCAATGGAATAATTGATAACCTAACAAATTGCATTAAAGATCTTGGAGTTACTACGGTTGGTTTTTACATTACAAGAAACATTAGACAAGAATATTATTCAACTAATCTTGCAGCTTGTCCAAAGGCCAGAAAAACCTTTAATGAAAGCGGCATCGTAAAAGAGCTTGATAAAGACACTGAATATGACGCTTATTACTTCATGAAAGCCTTACCTAAATTAGATGATGGTGATGATTTTAGTAATATCAATGAAAATTCTAAAAAAGCTGATTTGAATAAAGCTTTAAAAAGCATGGGTAAAAACCGAATCTTTACTCGAGTTTTTGCAAAAACATTAGCTGAGGCAATAGCATAATGGATATCGTGATTATAGTTTCTGGAATTTACTTCATGGGTTGTCTGATAATGGTTTTTTGTGAACCGATACTAAACAAAAATGAAGAGGCAGATTATCCGGGCATGGTAATACTGTGGCCGATTGCGGTAGCGGCAATTATAGCAGTATTACCATATGTCGCGCTACAGATACTCATCATTACGCCAGTTTCAAAGGCCGGTAAAAGATTCTTTGGAGAATAAGGCTATTCCTTTTTGTTCTAAAAATAACGCAATAAACTATATACATTTGTTCTAGATTTGATATAATAGATCTATAAATTGAACTGAGGAATAAAAACATGAGATTAGCAATTGAACAAATTATGAAAGCCGCCAAGTGTACCGAAGCGCAAGCAAACACTATCGAGAATTACATCGATGATAATTGGCTTATTGATTGGTCAGAAGATTCTTTACGCAAAATCAACAAAACTGCTCGTGAAGCGGTTATAGCCTTAGAACTAAATGTTCTATAAAAACTATATACATTACCGAATAAAATTGATATAATAGATCTACAAATTGAGTTAAGGAATAAATTATGAATACCGAATGTTTTGATGTTATCACCGCCCGTCTTACCGCCCTTCCTGAAAAAACTTACAAGAAAGCCGATATTGTCGCTGCTTGTTCCGATGTTGAAAACCGCCATGTACAGCGGTTCATTTACCGTGCAATGGTTCGAGTTAAAACTGGAGTTTACGCTTTACCTAACGACGGTGTCTCTGCACCCGTTAAAACCACTCCTGTCAATCCAATTGCTCAAGCTGTTGTAGAAGCAACTCAGCCTCAACTACAGACCTATATTGATGATTCCGTATATATCCCAAAGGCCGATAGCTTATATGTCCCTTGGGGCAACTCGAAGTCAGTTTCTGATGTTGTAAAAGCAGGTATATTCTTTCCAGTGTATATAAGCGGTATGTCAGGCAACGGCAAAACGATGATGGTTGAGCAAGCTTGTGCAAAACATAAACGACAATATATACGTGTACAGATTACACCAGAAACTGACGAAGACGATCTTATCGGAGGTTTCCGTTTAATCAATGGAGATACCGTATTCGCAGAAGGTCCTGTTATCAAAGCAATGCGTAAAGGTGCAGTTCTTCTTATTGATGAAATTGACCGTGGAACTAATAAGATCATGTGTTTACAAGGTATCATGGAAGGTAAACCTATTCTTATTAAGAAAACTGGTGAAACTGTAGTACCTGCCGAAGGATTTCAAATAATTGCTTCAGCAAACTCAAAAGGTCGCGGTTCTGAAGATGGCCGATATGCTTCTTCAATCATCGATGATGCTTTTCTTGAGCGGTTTGTTGTTACAATGGAACAGCCTTATCCTTCTGAAGCAACTGAACGTAAGATACTTAAACTTCATGGAGATTTATATGGAGTTGACGATACCGAATTTTTTGAGAAACTTGTTATGTGGGCTCAAGCAATTCGTAAGACATTCTTTGAGACAGACGGCGCAGGTATTGGTGATCTTATTACTACTCGCCGCTTGACACATATCGTTAAAGCAGTAACAGTTTTTAAAGACCGAAAGAAAGCTGTTGAACTTTGTGTAAACCGTTTTGATGCCGATATTCGTGATGCATTCATTGACCTTTATGGTAAAATCGATGCTGGCGAAGATTTGCAAAACGAAGACAGTGGCGAAGATACTCATTTATCTTTTTAGAAAAAACTATTGACACGCGAGTTATTATTTGATATAATAGCTCTATTAATTAAACAAAAGGAAAAACTATGAAATTATCTAATGAAACTATGTCTTTGCTTAAAAACTTTGCACTGATTAACTCTAACATTGTGATTGGTGCAGGTTCTAAACTTAAGACTATTAACGAAGCAAAAAACGTGATGGGATATGCTGACATTGCCGAAACCTTTCCTGTAGAGTTTGGCATTTATGATTTAGGTGAATTCCTAAATGTTTACAATATGTTTGATGATCCTGAATTAGAGTTTGATGAAAAACTTCAGTCAGTTGTTATCAGTCAAGGTAAACGTCTTGTTCGCTATCGTTTCTCAAATACTGAAATTCTTACATCTGTTACTAAAGAAGTTAAAATGCCTAAAGCTGACTTGGCGTTCCACTTATCTTCTGATGATCTTGCTGCTATTCGCAAAGCAACATCGGTATTAGGTGTCTCTGATGTTGTTATTACAAATAACGGTGAAGATTCGTTACTTGTTACTACAACTGATGTTAAGGATTCTAGTTCAAACCGCTTCGCTATTGAAATTCCATGTGAAGGTTTATCTGATACTGAATTTAATCTTATATTCAATGTATCAAACTTCAAAATGGTTCAAGGCGATTACGATATTGAAGTTTCATCTAAACTAATTTCAAAATTCACTAACACTGCAGCTAATGTTAATTACTTTATCGCTCTTGAGAAGAGCTCAACTTATGGAGAATAATATGTCAAACGAAATCGAAGATGTGGAATTACAGGATCTTGATGTTATAGTAGATCTTGAAGAAACTGAAGAAACTAAGTCATTCATTGATGTTAACGATTTAGTTGACTGTGTAAAGGTTATCGACTTATGTTCTAAACGTGGTGCCTTTGAAGGAACTGAGTTACAATTGGTTGGTACGCTACGACAGAAATTAGTTGACTTCGTCAATGCAGTTTCACCACCAGAAACTGATGATGATGCTGATTCTACTGAAGCTAACGAACCGTCGGAATAACTTGATACAAACGGAATAGCCTTCGGGCTATTTTGTGAATAACTTGATATAAACTGGGTAGTCTTAGGCTATTCGGTGAATATCTTAATACAAAGGTTGAACTTTTGTGAATAAAGAAACTAATAATTTACGTGAATATATTAAATTTAAGGAAATGATTGAAATGATGTTATCCAACCCTAAAGATAAAGAAAGATTGAAAGCTGGTGTAAAAGAATTGTCTGACTCTATGACTCGTGTTGAGGCCGAGCGTGATCTTCAAAAAGATATCGTTGAGGCAGTATTTGACGAGATCGGTGTTGACAAAAAAATCATTAAGAAGTTTGCTTCGATGTATCATAAACAAAACTTTACCCAAGTTCAAAGCGAGTTTGAAGAAGTTACTGGTTTATACGAAGACATCTTTGGTTAATTTCTGCAGCGGCTTCGGCCGCTACTATTTACATTGTATGATTAATGTGATATAATAGTTTTTTATAGTTTATGGAGTAAATGTGAATGAGTGTAGAATTCCTTTGGTGTGAGAAATATCGCCCAAAAACAATTGAAGACTGTATATTACCAGAGTCTTTAAAGAAAACCTTTACTGAAATCGCCGAAGGTGGTGAATTACCTAATATGATGTTCAGTGGTACTGCAGGCGTTGGTAAGACAACTGTCGCTCGCGCATTATGTACTCAGTTGGATCTTGATCACATTGTGATTAACGGATCAGAAGAAGGCAACATCGATACTTTACGAGGCAAGATAAAACAGTTTGCTTCAACAGTGTCATTAAGTGGCGGTTATAAAGTTGTTATTCTCGACGAAGCCGACTATATGAACCCACAGTCAACCCAACCTGCACTTCGTGGTTTCATTGAAGAATTCTCGAAGAACTGCAGATTTATTCTTACATGTAACTTCAAGAACCGTATTATTGAACCACTGCATTCTCGATGTTCAGTTTACGAATTTCAAATACAACCTAAGGAACGTCCTAAGATTGCGATGGCTTTCTTTAAACGGTTGCAAACAGTTCTTAAAGCAGAAAACGTTGAGTTTGAACCTGCTTCATTAGTAAAGCTGATTGAAAAGCATTTCCCAGATTGGCGTAGAGTTTTAAACGAATGTCAAAGATATAGCATCTCTGGTAAAATTGATGCTGGTGTTCTAACTAATGTTAGTAACGAAAACATCAAAGCTTTGATGGGTTATCTTAAGGATAAAGACTTCAAGACAATGCGTAAGTGGGTTGTTGATAACATTGATGTTGAAGCACAAACTATCTTCAGAATGGTTTATGATAACATGGAAGATAACGTTAAGGCCAGTTCTATACCTCAGCTTGTTTTAATCATCGCCGATTACCAACATAAAAACGCGTTTGTTTGCGACTCAGAAATAAATCTTGTAGCAATGTTTACCGAAATAATGTCTGCAGTTGAGTTTAAATAACTATTGACATGCCGTGTGAACTGTTATATAATAGTTCTATAAATTTGATTGAGAGAAACTAAATGCCTAAAAATGTAATTTATGATTATGAAACACTGGGAACCGACACGCGTAATGCGCCGATCCTTTCGCTTGCTATCATGAACTACGATCCTGATAGATTTATGTCTGAAAACCCATATACCTTTAAAGAACTTTGTAGTCGGGCTGCTGAATATAAATTCGATATCATGGAGCAAGTCAAATCGTTTGGTAAAGTTATCAATAAAGAAACTCTTGATTGGTGGAAGAAACAGCCTAAAGAATTGCGTGATGCTCAGCTAACACCAACACCCGACGATTTGTCTATCACTGAGCTGAATGCCTGCTTCAAGAATCATTGCCACCAAGCTGATGCAATATTTACCCGCGGCAATACTTTTGATCCTATGATCACTACATTTACTTTGGCTGACCAAGGTTTAGGCGAACCATATAATTGGGCAAAGGTTCGTGATACTCGTAGTTTCATTGAAGGACTATCTTATACCTCAGGTTTGAATAACAAGTTTATTCCTGAAGGTCTTGAAGATGTTTTTGTTGCTCACGATCCTATACACGACATCGCAATTGATGTAATGCGTATGCAAAGTGTTATAAGAGAAGTATTCTTATAAATAATATCTTTAGCCAAGGTATTAACTATGTTGTTAAACTATATTACATTCATAACAGCAATAGTAATTGCACTTGTTGCAGCTTACTTCTCAATAGCAGGTTTGTCCGCTATCTTTGCAGGAGCTGCAATATCAGTTATAATAATGGCCAGTGTTTTAGAGCTTGGCAAATTAGTTGCAGCAACATGGTTGCATCTTGAGTGGAAATGTGTTACAATAGGTATTAAGATATACTTATTAGTTGCGGTGGTAGTTCTTATGTTAATTACAAGTATCGGTATCTTCGGTTATTTGTCAAAAGCATATCTTGAACAAACCTCCGGTAATGCTGGTGTTGCGATTGAAGTGTCTCGTCTTGAGAAAACAATCGGATCAGAACAAAAGCGTTTAGATTCGGTTGATTCTCAGTTAGGCGCACTTGATGCAGCATTGGATAAGTATATCGAACTTGGGTATGTTACAAAAGGACTTCAAGCTCGTACAGCACAAAGCGAGCAACGTGTGCAGTTGGATTCGTTGAGAACAATGTCAATGGACAAACTGTTTAAACTAAATAATGAATTGTATGAATATACATTAGAAGATGCAAAGTTTGAAGCTGAACTTGGTCCCATTAAATATATCGCAGAAATGCTTTATGGTAATGATGCTGAAGACAAGTATGGCAGCGCAGTTCGTCTAATGATATTTATGCTTATATTTGTGTTTGATCCGCTTGCTGTTATTCTTTTGATTATCTCGGCTGGAAGACTGAGCAAGTCTAAAGAAGCGCCAAGCATCGTTTCGTCGGATCAGATCTTAAACTTGGAGTAATGATGAATCCTTTTGATTATGTAAATTCCATTACGTTAAGCAAACGTAATATTATGGTAACACCAGAGGATGAGAAAGGTTATGCAGCCTTTCTTATCAACCGTGGCCTTTCGCAGTTCCAAGATACTATCTTTTATGCAAATGAAATGAATCGGTATCACAAATTGGACAATAAACTGCAGTATCAGTTTCTTATTAACATTGTACGGAAACGGAAACGTTTCTCTAAATGGGCCAAGGCTGACACAGCTGATGCTGATATAATTGAAGCAATTAAGATTGTATACAATTATAGTAATGATAAGGCTAGACAAGTTGTCGGACTTTTATCAAAAGATCAAAAGTCCGCGCTGCTCGAAAAAATACATAAGGGTGGAACTTAACGGTGCTTACACTTTGCTCCGTGATAGCGCGCGTATGTTGCAAGTTGAACACTTTCGCCGCAATGTTCACAATTGATTCTAGGACGGTTCAGCGCGGCTTGAGATTGCAGCTTTTTAGTTTCGTCTGTAGTGATAGCCCCTAATCTTGATCCGTCCTTATTAGCATACAGTTCTTTCATGGATTTTTTGAATTTGTTAGATCTTTCATCAGTCCATTTAGGAAGAGTCATGCCTTTAGTTGGCGTCGGATTTGTTTTCATTCTAGCAGCGACACGTTTTTTAACATGTTCTTTAGTTTGCTTCTTTCCAGTTAAAGCTGCAGAAACGGCTAGTCTTCTAGCTTCTTCGCCGCTTATTTGGCCTGAAAGAGCTTTATACGCAATTAGGTCTTGCAAACGATTATGCTTTTCGTATAGAGCAAGGTGGGCAAGAGCGTGTTGTTCTACAGTCAGTTTTATTAAATTTGACTGATCGTCGCTACCGCCAGCATGGCGCGGGATGATGTGATGTTTGTGATATATAGTATTAGGCATGTAGCTGCTCCTTACAGTTATTGTGTTTAGGGACAGAGGTTATTGGCGTAACCTCTTGTTCTGATATTATTTATAATAATATGAATTTCGGATAATGTATAAATATTGTCAGGAAGCGGAAACGTTTCTCTAAATGGGCTAAGCAAGACAAGACCAATTTAGAAATGATTGAAGTGATTAAGACGTATTACGGGTATTCAAACGACAAAGCCCGTCAAGTACTATCTCTTCTTAACAATGAACAGTTGAATGAACTACAGCGGAAGGTTGACCATGGTGGAACAAAATAAACAAGTAGAGTGGACTCCAAACACAATGTTGGAAATTACACTAAATGAACCCGACGACTTTTTAAAAGTACGCGAAACATTAACACGAATTGGTGTTGCATCGCAACTTGATAAAAGATTATATCAGTCTTGTCACATATTACATAAACAAGGAAGATACTTCATTGTACACTTTAAAGAATTATTCATTCTTGATGGCAAAGCATCAAACTTATTTGAGAATGATATTCAACGACGCAACACGATCACAATGCTGTTATCAGATTGGGGATTAATTAATGTTGTAAATCCTGATGAGGCAAAAGACACTGCTCATCTAAGACAAATAAAAATCATCTCTTTTAAAGAAAAGGATGAATGGGATTTACAGCCAAAATACAATATTGGAACAAAATCCTAATACTGTATAAATAAAAAGATTGGGGTTACTATAAGGTTTTATGGTAACCCGCAATAACCGCGATGCATCTTTGATGGTCGCACCTTAATAAAACGGATGCCGAAAGGATCCACGCACCTTGCTAATTAGGAGGCAAACATGTCGAACTACGATAAGTATGATTACAGCACACAAAACCCTTTAGAAAAAATCTTTTACGATTCAGGATTCCCTTCCAATCTTTTTGATACTTTGCTATCAAAAGTAGGTAATACCACAACTTCATTCCCACCTTATGACATTATAAGCGAAATAAATGAAGAAGACAAATCGTATCGCGTGATTATTTCTATGGCGTTAGCTGGCTTCGATAAAGATGAAATTAATATCGAGCAAAAGTCGAATATCTTAACAATTTCTTCTGAAGGTAAATCGAAGAAGAAAGACGTAAAATACATTCAGAAAGGTATTTCTAAAAGAGCCTTTGAAAATAAATTTAAGCTATCACAATACGCTGTAATTGCTAATGCAACTATGGAAAATGGTATGCTTGAAGTATTAATTGACTTTGAAATTCCTGAAGAACTGAAAGCAAACAAAATTCAAATTAAATAAATTATAGGAGTTATTATGTCAGATAATGTACATGTTTTAAGATTGATCACAGGTGAAGAATTAATTGCAGTAGTTGAGTCCTTTGATGGTACTGTCTATAAGATTAATAATGTTGCGGTATTAATACCTACACAAGATAACTCTTTAGGACTAGCTCCCTTTATGGCTTACTGTGAAGATGGTCCCCTTGAATTGCGAGGGTCAGACGTCATGTTTACACGTACACCAGTCGAAGGTTTGGCAAAACAACACGGTAATATGTTCGGTAAAATAGTAACTCCTTCTAAGAAAATTATATTGGGTTAAATTTAAGAAAGGGTATCATTTCTATTGACATGATACCCTTTTTGTTATATAATAGTATTTGATTTTTACAATGGAGTACCACCTTGACTGAATTCTATACCTCCGTCGCCCGCTACGGCAATTCGCTTTTATATCGTGGATACAAAGGCAAGCATAAAGTACGCGAAAAGATAAAGTTCAAACCTACCTTATACCTCAAAGATAACGAAAGTGAAACAAAAGCACTTGATGGCGTTTCAGTTTCTCCAATGCAATACTCTTCAATGCGCGATGCAAAAGAATTTATTGAGCAATACAAAGATGTGCCTAACTTTGAAATATACGGCAATCGTAATTACATAGTTCAATACATTCAAGAAAAGTTCCCTGGTAATATTGCGTTTGATATGGACAATGTTAATGTTGCGGCTATTGACATTGAAGTTGTTGCTGATGAGTTTCCACATGCCGAACAGGCACTATATCCTATTGTTTCAATTGCAATGATGTCTACTCAAGATAGCATGCGACGTGTATGGGGATTACCTAACTATAAAAATACTCGTGATGATGTAATTTATTATCACTGTAAGAACGAAGCCGAACTGTTAATGAAGTTCATAACACATTGGTCAAATCCTGAATATACTCCAGATATCGTTACAGGCTGGAATACTCGATTCTTTGATACACCTTATATTATCAATCGACTTGCTAAAACTTTAGGTATTGAATTTGCCAAAAAGTATTCTCCATGGGGTTTGATAAATGAACGCATGGTTACGGTTAACGGTCAAAAGCAACAGAGCTACGAAGTAACAGGATTGCCTGAACTTGATTACATGGAGTTATTTAAGAAGTTTACTATTAATACATTAGGCGCTCAAGAATCATATAAACTTGATCATATTGCAAACGTTGTGCTTGGCGATCGGAAATTGTCATACGAAGAAAACACACAGATGTATGCTTTACTACGCGACGCCGAAGGCTGTAACCCTGACGAGAAACTGACCAAGCTAGAAGACATGGACGAGTTACAACGCACGTGTCTTCTTCGTGATCGTGTACGCGCCTTACGCTTGTCTCGAGGGGTTTAGTTTGCAATTATCATCATGCCAGCGCTTTAAGTTAGAATATGTGGTTACTACATTACAGTGTTGACATTTTCGAGTTTTATGATTTATTTTCCCACGGGCGATTTCATCACTAAATTGGCCAAGGCTGTCGATATAAATGCCCCACCCTTTTGCCGACATCTTGACTGCGCCTTTATACGCTCTTATAAGCGAATTAATATCGTGTTGGCTAATCACGTCGGCATGCTTGGTATGGAAGTCCATACGGGTCCCTTTAAAGACGGTTGTACTGTTTTTAAACGTGTATGTGTGATCGTCATAGTTGGGATTAGCCTTTCCGCTAGAGCGTATAGAACACGCTTCTATAAACCGGCGTTTATGCGCTTCATAAATAGTTGATGAGAATTTTAGACCTAGCCGTTGGGTATATCCAAAGTGAAAAAACGTATGAAGCGCGAATGTCATTTTACATGTGTCTTTGCCAATAGTGAATTTAGTTAATAGCAAATGGGCGATATAATGCTCTCTAAATGTATATGGGAGCATTATTGTTCCACCAAAACTGTGGGGTAGCACATGATGATTTTCATGCTCAGCCGACGTATAAGTACGTTGTTCACTGACTATTTTATTTGCTAATGCTAAATACGCCCGATAATACTTGTTGCATTTAAAGTTATTATAATTTAAAAATTCGTTTACCATTGACATTACATCTCTATTAGTTTATAATACTATATATAACATTAAGGATCTTACTATGAACATTGATTATTTACTTAGCTCTAATCTAGATAATTTATCTGACGATGAATTGATTGCCTTAGATGCTGAGCTTACGGCAGAAGCTAATCTGCTCGCCGGATACAAAGGAATTGATTATAATATAGTCGATATTGAGTTAATTCTTCGCATGGATGATAAACTTCAATTGATTGGTCTGGCTGCGACGATGGCTTATAGCGCTGGTGTTAATTACGGTGATACATTAGGCACAACTGCTATTTGGGATGCTATCATCTATCGTGATTTGTGTTCTCGTAACATGGCTGTACCACCTAACAAGCATAAGTTCAAAGATGCGTTTGAAGGCGGCTGGGTTAAAGCTCCTAAGGTTGGTCTACATAATTGGGTAGTATCATTCGATTTGGCATCGCTTTATCCCCACTTAATAATGCAAGCAAACATATCTCCAGAAACCTTAGTTGAAGGCGATCGTATAGACGGTCTTACAGTTAATAACTTGTTGGAACGTAAAAGCTTTGAGGTACCAGACGGTCGAGCGTTATGTCCTAATGGAGTTATGTTTGATACCGAAAAGCAAGGTGTCATTCCTGCGCTAATCAAAACCAAGTATGCCGCTCGTAAACGTATCAAAAAAGAAATGCTTTCAGCGCAACAAGAATTGGTTAACGTCGAGGAGGAAATGAAACGTCGAGGTATCACTTAATGATACTTCACTTTGACTCATTGTCTAATAGCGATTTCACGGAGTATTTACGCAAAGCAAACGCTTTACATCGGCTTGGTCACTTTCGACATTTAACACCGCGTGAGTTAGCAAAACATATTTATGATACTGAAATGAAAAATAAATGCGAATAACTGCAGTATTAAGAATGTGATATGTATAAATAATAATGAACAGAGTGGTATTGGTAGTACCACTCCATCCTCAGACATAACCAACAGGAAATTACTCATGTCCATTACTATTTATCAACACCAGTTAGACACTCATTTAGAAACTGTAATATCATCATTAAAAGCAGGCGAGTCATTACTTCAGCTATGCAAGAAATACAGCATAAACTATCATGCCTTTCGTAAAGTGATAAAGCGTGATTATCCAACGTTGTTGTCAATGAAAAAGTCAAAACAAATGCGTGAAAGAATGTCTGCTTCAACTCGGAAGTTCTCACCTGACGAAGAGCAACATATAATTGAACGCTACATGGCCGGCGAAAGCGCATATCAGATTCTTAAAGACTATGATGTTGTAGTCAATGTTATATACAGCATTCTAAAAAGAAACAACATTCCTAAGAATAACCAGTCCAGTTATTGGACTGATGAAATGCGAGAAAAGCAACGGCAGTTGTGCTATGATGGTATTGTTGGCATACATGCTCAAGGTGATGGTGCATATCGTTTCACTAAACCTGAGAGAGACTTTGCTAAATGGTGTGAAGATAACACCATTGCATACGAAAGACAATTCCAAATAACAAAAGGCACTCACCGTTATGATTTCATTATAAGCGATACTAATATCTTAGTAGAAATTGATGGTGAATATTGGCATAGCACACCAGAACAAACCGCAAAGGACCGTTCGTTTGAGGAATATGCAATTGACAACGGTTACGCCGTTATTCGCTTTACTGATAAAGAAATGCGTAAAACAAAAAATAATTGTTTACAAGCACTTAAAAGTTTGATATAATAGAACATTACAATATGAGGAATACACTATGGATTTAAAAACACTAAGCGACGATGAGCTGCGAGCTTTACATTATGAATACAGTAAAAAGTATTCAACGCTTGACAACCAACAAATGAGTATCAAAATCCTAAACTTATTGGGCCTCTAATCAGGAATGATTAGATGAGAATCGGGTGAACTCAGGGAAGGCTTTAATATGCTAATCCTGAGCCAAGACCTTTATTATGTAAAGGTAAGGTGCAACGACTATCCGAAAGGAGTAGAGATCAAGTGGTCTCGAAGCGCCCGACAGCCAGACCGGCTGATGATATAGTCTGATCTTATACGAAAGTATAAGCTGGGTTCGTCCCGGGATATGATTAACGCTCGTATCCGAACATCATGAATGAACAGTTTGTATGGTGCGATGGGTTCAGCTTACTTCAGATATTTTGATTTGCGAATGGCTGAAGGCATTACATTGTATGGTCAGTTATCAATTCGTTGGGCTGAGAAATCGTTTAACAACTTCATTAATAAAATCATGGGTACTACCAAATGTGATTATGTTATTGCTGCTGATACTGATTCTAATTATTTAGATTTTGGCCCACTTGTCGAAAAACTCGGATTAGCAAAAACTAATGATACTAAAGGTATTGTTGATATTATCGACAAAATGTGCAGCGATCAGTTTGAACCAATGATTGCTAAATGTTATGACGATCTTGCTAAATACATGCATGCCTATCAGAACAAAATGGTTATGGAACGTGAAGTAATTGCTGATCTTGGTATATGGACTGCAAAGAAACGTTATATACTAAATGTACATAACTCTGAAGGTGTATCATTTAAAGAACCTAAACTAAAGATCATGGGTATCGAAGCAATTAAATCTTCAACACCAGCAATATGTCGTGATGCTTTAAAGAATATCTTCAAGGTTATAATGACTGGTTCTGAGCTTAAAACCCGTAAGGCTATTACTGACTTTCAAGAGTTCTTTCATGCTCAGCCGCCTGAAGCAGTATCGTTTCCACGTGGAGTTTCTGATATTGTTAAATGGCGCGATGGTGACGGATATAAGTCAAGATGTCCTATACATGTACGCGGCGCTATAATGTATAATGTTGGTATTGAGCAGAAGAAACTTAAAAAGTATACTGCAGTTCGTAATGGCGACAAAGTTAAGTTCTGTTACCTTAAGTTGCCTAATCCCATCAAGGAAAATGTTATTTCGTTTCCTGATTATTTACCGCCTGAGTTAAATTTGAATGCGTATGTTGATTATGATAAGCAATTCAGTAAAACCTTTATAGATCCAATTGAACCTGTACTTAAGGCTATCGGTTGGTCAGTTGAAGAGCAGTCGAGTTTGGAGGATTTCTTCGGTTAAGGTATATCCATATATCAAACAGTTCTATAAAAAACTATATACATTAGTCGAACTGTTTGATATAATAGTACCATAAATTGATAACAACCTAACGGAAATACATTATGACTATACTTGCTAAAGCTCAAAGCCCAAAAATCGAAATAAACCTAGACGGTCCTGACGGCAATGCTTATTGTCTATTAAGCTGCGCTAGATACTTATGTCAGAAATACGCTCTTGACTATGATGCAATACACGCTGAATTAACTGCTGGCGACTACGAAGATCTTATTCAAACTTTCGATAAACATTTTGGTAATTATGTGAATTTATATAGATAAAGTTGTTGACAAGTCAAACCAAAATTGATATAATAGATCTACAAATTGAGTTAAGGAATAAAAATACATTATGGCATTTATCACTACTATCGTTACCGAAGATCTTATCGAAAAAACCAAAACATACATCACTGATGTCGTTAACCCACTAGTTGCTTTAGGCAATCATGAAGAAGCAGTTGTAACAAAATCATTCTTCGGATTGTTTACTACCACTAAAATGATATCACCATATGCTGAAGACGTAGAGTTTATCATTGAAGATAACGATCTTATTGGCATATTGTCTTACACTGATCTTGATGAATCTTATACTGTGTATTTTCGAAGCGATGCGCTTGAATTAATCAGAACTATTGCTTCATTTCAAGGCAAAGGTACAATCGGTTTAAGCGATAAAGAATTCGCGACTTTCAATAGATTCAAGAATACTGACGTTGATTTGTTAGTTCTTGAAGTACAAAACCTTAAGGATTCAATAAATGCTTAATCTTGATAATGTAGTTAAAACCATAAAGGCTCTTGAGTCGACAACAAAGCGTCTTGAAAAAGAAGCGATATTGACAAAGGTTTTGTCTTCGACTGAGCCTTGGGCTGAAGTATTCATTGACGGTTTTAAAGCTGCGCTTGATACATATACGACATATGGTGTCAAAAAGCTGCCTTATGGTAAAGACGGTAAAAGTTGCGAAAGCACTTATTCTCGGTTTTGTGCTGTTGCTCGCAATCTGAAAAATCGTGAATTGACTGGTCATAATGCACTTGACGCGCTTGATGTATTTGCTAATACTCAATGCTCAGAATATCATTGGGTCGGTTTCTTTAGACGGATTCTTTCACGTGACATGCGCTGCGGAGTCAATGTATCGACATGGAATAACGTTGCAAAGAAAGCTAATAAAGATGCTATGATTCCAGTATTTAGTTGTCAACTTGCAAAGGACGGCGCTAAAGAAAAAGCTATCACTGGTACTAAACTTGTTGAAGTAAAACTTGATGGTGTACGTGTTATCACTATTGTTCGCCCGGATAGAACAGAAATGTATAGTCGGAACGGAAAACGTCTTGATAACTTTGTTAAGGTTCGCGAATGGTTTGAAGCAAAGGTTGCTCCACATATTGCTGAAGCAATGGTATTTGATGGCGAAATTATGTCAAGTTCATTCAATGATTTAATGACTCAAGTACGTCGTAAGTCTGATGTTCAAACTGATGATGCAGTTCTTCATGTATTCGATTGTTTACCGCTTGAAGACTTCAAAACTGGTTTTTATCCCAGGAGTAATATTGTTCGTAAAGAAACACTGACCACTTATGCTGATTTCTTTAACGATAGAATTATTCGTGCTTGCTCTCATAAAGTTGTCGACTTCGATACTGAAGAAGGACTTGCATCATTCAAACAATTGAATAAAGAAGCGATTGATGGCGGATACGAAGGTCTAATGTTAAAAGATCCTCAATCTCCATATACATGCAAACGTAATAAAGATTGGTTGAAGATTAAACCATTCATTGAAGTTACGCTTAAAGTTATTGCAATCGAAGAAGGTACTGGAAAGTACGTTGGTTCAACAGGAGCATTGGTTTGTGAAGGAGTTGACGATGGCGTAGCGATTACTGTAAACGTTGGTTCAGGATTAACTGATGAAATGCGTAAAGACATATGGGCTGACCAATCAAAAGTCATTGGTCAACTTGTCGAAATAAAAGCAGACGCTGTGTCTCAAAACAGTAATGGAACAAATAGTTTACGGTTCCCACGGTTTAAAACCTTCCGTGGATTTGACATTAACGAGAAACTTTGATATAATAGATCTACAATAAACTGGAGAAGTAAATATGAGTGAAAGTAACAAGAAAGTAAGAAACTGGCAGGCAGATCCTCAGGCAGCATATGAGTATGTTTTCAATACTCACTTTTGGGGTGACCGTAATAACGCAGGCGACAATTACAAGCCTAAACCTAAAAAAGCTTAAGAGAGCCTCTCCTGCTACCGACTTTGTCTAAGGTAAAGCCAATCGCTATCTTCGGACGTGATGTTCCCTTAGTTGAGGTAAGCACACTGCGAGAAAATGCCACAGAGATTGGTCTGAATCTGTGGAGATGGCCGTTTAGGACTGAGATTGTAAGTCATATGTGTACAGTATGCTGATAATGAGGATAAGGGTTATAATGACCGTCTCCCTCAACTTTTAATTAATTATTGGAGTATTAAATGAGTAAAGATTGGTGTAAAGACATTGCTGAAATGCACGAGAAATATAAAGTTCGCGGTTGGGTAGCAAACAATCCTGAGAAACTTAAAGAGTTTTTGGCGTTTCGTATCATGTTTTTAGAAGAAGAACTTAATGAAACATATGCCGCGCTTGAAGCAAAAGATGCTGAAGAGCTTGTAGACGGTTTGATTGATTTGTGTGTTGTCGCAATTGGTACGCTTGATGCGTTCGCTATCGACCCATACAAAGCTTGGGACAGAGTTCTTAAAGCCAATATGGCAAAAGAAGTTGGTCAGAAAGCTACGCGACCTAACGCACTTGGTCTTCCTGATTTGATAAAGCCGACAATGGAATCGCACGGTTATGATTGGACTGCACCATCGCATGAAGGTAATCACGGTTTGTTCACTAAGATATAGCCATATTCTTTTAAGTTCTAATAAACTTATTGACATGGAAGTCAATACTTGATATAATAGTACCATAAATTGATAACAACTATTTGGAAATATTATATTATGACTACTCGCTCAAACGCTTATATCACCACTCTTGACCCAACTTCAACTGACGACATGGCAATACTTGCCAAAATCCGCGCACGTGTTACTGCCGCAAATAAAAGATCTTTAAAACAACAACGTGTTTGCGTTCGCGGCCGTAAGCCTATAACTAAAAAGACAATTACTAACTTCTGGACTGGCCACACAAGCACTGTTGGTTTTGACCACGGTGGCAATGTTGTTGGTGGCCTTGCCAATGCTTCTTCACTTGATGTTTACATTTACGCGCGTCGTTAATTGGAAATTATATTATGAAAAATTTATTGAAAAATACTACATATTTGGGTTCTCTTTCTATAGATGGCAAAAGGTTAAAGTTTTCACGTGCATTAAACATGGCACGCTGTAACGTTATTGCTATGGGCGACGTTGTCTATTTCATGTGTATTAAAAACAAAATCCATAAAATAGGTATTGCTGGCGGTGAAACCGGCTGGGAAAGTCGGGTTAATATGTACAGTAAAGGTGAAACCGAAGGGGGTGATGCTACTAATCGCCGTATATTTAAAGAATTGCGCGAAATGTGCGAAACTAATATTGACATTTACGCAGTTTCCGCTCCTCGCCAAAAGATTGTATTGACATGTCCCATTAAAGGTGATATAATAGAACATTATGTACAAACTCATCGCGCAGTTGAACTCAGTTTAACTCAGCAGTATATCAAAAGCGGCGGGGAGTTAAGATTCTGCCGCCAACTCAACTAAGGAAACCACTATGACTGAAAGATCATCAGTAAAAGTATTACAAGAATGCATTGAATTGCAGACCGCAAAGTCTCGTGATTATCAAAACGCTAAATCGACCGTTCGTCAAGCTGACTATTATCCGCATGGCGTAAATACCATTATGGATATTATTCATGCTAAAACCCTTCGTATACGTTCTGTTATCGAAGCAATGGAAAATGATCCTGATTATAAACCTAACTTTGAGTCGATGGAAGATTCACTTAAAGACATGATTAACTATGCTTCGTTTGCAGTTGCTTATTCACGTGGTGAAGTTGACGGCCAGTCTACCGATCGCGATTTCTTAAACCGTCAACTTAATGCGCCTGTATCTGATTCTGAGCCGTCTACTCTTTTAAAACCATTTACTGATGAAGATATAGACGCTATGAATATGTTTCCAACGCATTCTTATGAAATTTTAAAAAATAACTGTGAAGAGCAGATGATATGAATATAGATGACATACGCGACCATTTCGTTGATGAACTTGAATGGCACCAAGAAACAATTGATCGTGGTGGTAATAAGACGCTTGAAATGGTTGGTGCAAGTTTTATTGCTGACGATCCATGTATCTTCGGTACGCCTAATACTGAATACATTGACGCTGAGATCCGTTGGTATTTAACACAATCAACTAATGTTGGTACGCTTGCAAATATTTATGGCAAAACACCAGTTGCTTGGCAGGCAACCGCAAATCTTTATGGTGAAATAAACTCTAACTATGGCCATCTAATATTTGCTGAAAAGTTCCATAACCAATTCAAACAATGCTTAAATGAGTTAAAGGGTAATCCGTTTTCGCGTCGTGCTATCATGGTTTATAACCGTCCGTCTATTTGGATTGAATATAACGAAAACTCTAAAAACGATTTCATATGTACTAATGCGGTATCATATTACATTCGTGATAATATGTTACAAGCTGTAGTTCAAATGAGAAGTAATGATTGTTGGGCAGGTTATAGAAATGACTATGCGTGGCAAATGTACGTAATGGAATTGCTTAAAGACAATTATAATGAGTCAACTAATTCAGATATTAAAATAGGCAACCTTCATTGGCAAGTACAAAATTTGCACGTCTATGAGAGAAACTTTTACTTAGTTGATCATTATAGTAAAACTGGTGAACACCATATATCAAAATCTGATTACATATCAACGTATCCTAAAAGTGAGTATATCTAATGAGCAGTCTTTGGAACGAACGGTTTCTAGCGTTAGCACGTGAAGTAAGCACTTGGTCCAAAGACCCATCAACTAAAATCGGAGCGGTTGCAGTACGTGACCGCCAGATTCTTTCGGTGGGTTATAACGGGTTCCCACGTGGAGTTGAAGACACTGCCGAACGTTTAAACAACCGTGAAACAAAATACAAATATGTAGTTCATGCAGAACAGAACCTTATATACAATGCTGTTAATAATGGCGTCAGTTTAAAGAATTCTGCTTTATATGTTTGGGGACTACCCGTTTGTAGCGAATGTGCAAAGGGAGTTATTCAAGCAGGTTTCTCAAAAGTTTATTGGGCAACCGATTCTAATAAAACTATTGACAAACGATGGGAAGTATTATATAATAGTACTGTTGAAATGTTTAATGAAGTTGGAATAGAAGTATATGCCTTATAATGGAAACACTCTTGTAGTTGATTTTGATGATACGCTTTGCATACATCCACATGATGACAAGTCTAACATCGCTTGCGGTAAACCAAATTACGATCTTATAAGTGAAATTAATAGGCTCTTCGATAAGGGCTTTGACATATTCATATATACTGCACGCGGTCACTTCAGCGCCGACAATCGAGCTGACGCTGAACATAAATACCGTAATGTTATTGAAGTATGGCTAATGGAACATTCTGTTAGTTACACAAAGCTTTCGTTTGATAAGCCTTATGCAGTTTATTACATTGATGATAAAGCAATAAGGCCAGATGAACTATACTTATTGGAGAAGTTATGATTGGCATAATACCTGCTGCAGGTCGCGGCGTAAGATTCAAAGAACTTGGTAAACAATACAGTAAAACCATTTTACCGTATAAAGAAGTACCTATCCTCATTCATCAAATTAAATGGCTAGAGGATTCTGGCTGTAACGATATTAGAGTTGTAGTAAACCATCAAGAAGAAACTGTACACGATATGTTGGCGATGTATGGAAAGACTCAAGTTAAAGTTGTACGTCAACAAGAACACAATGGTTTATCAGGTGCTATCTTTGCGGCTTTAAAACCAGAAGATAACGATTCGGTATTGATTGTCCTTGGTGATATTGTTGTTAAGTCGGATGCGTCTAAATATTTCAATGAAAACTTTGTGTCTGTCATTGAAGTAGAAGACTATGCTAGATGGTGTATGGTTCAAACATCAGCGAATAAGATTTCTACATTTATTGATAAACCTACGGAACGGCCTGATACCAATCTTGCTTTAAGCGGTGTATATCATATTCTCGATTCGGTTAACTTATATGAGTTATTACGTGAGCAATTGCAACATGAAGAAACTAAGATCGCAGGCGAATTTCAGTTAAGTGGTGTTTTACAATCAATTGCTGATTGGGATCATATGATAACTGTGTCACTTGGGCATATTGACTTTGGGACTCTTGAAGAATACTTAAGTAATCGTTCAGTTAAAAACTCAAGATCTTTTAATAATTTGTACGTCGATGATGTAACGGTTCGAAAGTCGTCTGAAACACATGGACAGAAATTAATAGAAGAATTCAATTGGTATAATAACTTGCCCATGGGACTTACATTAAACACGCCAAGAATGCTGTCACACGAGTTCTTTGATCCGCATCAATGCGTATGTTACGTAATGGAAAAGATATTGGCACCAACGTTCCGCGAAATATATTTGTTTCTTGATACTTCAACCGAAACTTGGAGAACAATCTTCAATTCATCGTTTAGGCTATTGAACAAGATGGAGTCATATGGACAACCTAACAACTTTATGGACACGGTTGTTAAAAAGACGGTTTCACGGGTAAACGATATTAATCTTGCAATTAATCACGACATAATAAACAAATTCATTATAACATTAGAAGACGCTGTTGCTAAACATGAGCATGTACCAACATTAATGCACGGCGACTTTTGCTTTAGCAATCTGATGTACGATTTCAATTCTGACCGTGTTACTATGATAGATCCAAGAGGTCAGCTATTTGGCGATCATTATTACGAAGTAGCTAAGTTGATGCATTCAGCGGTATATAATTATGATATCATTGATTCTGAACTCTATGTTAAAAACGGTAATGATGTTCGTTTGTATTCAAAGGGTAAAGAAGAGGTTGCGGCTGAGTTCATGCGCATTCTAAAGAATAATTACAGCGATGAAGATATTCGTTACATTAAGATTATTGTTGCCAGTTTGTTCTTAAGCATGATACCTTTACATTCGCACAGTAAAACTAACCAAGAACAATATTATAAAATATTTAAAGATATCTATTTACATTTATAGTAAAATTTGATATAATAGCTATCTAATCAACTAAGGGGGAACATTATGGGTCGCACGTACGTGATCGGGAAGATCGGCAAGTCTATAAAATTTAAGCCTAGCACGTGGGGTGCTATCGGCGGAGATAATGAAGCACCCACACTATATCTTAAGTTAGCTGAACTTAATCCTGATGATACTTTTATCATGATAGGCAAAAGCGATCTTTATAAGATGCGTGGCTTGCCCACAAATCTTCATGATGCCTGGGCACATTACACGAAAGGTGAATCTGATGCCATAGCGTTTATAACTAATCATCTGAAGAATACTAAGGTTGATGCTGGAATTATGGTAGCTGGTCCAACTGGCGACGTAAACTTTCAAGAAAGGATATACACTCTATCTTCGATTAAAGCAGGTAAACCACAACTAGCCAAAACTCTGTTTATGCACGAGAATTACAGCGGTCCTATTTATGATTATCTTAATGATAGCATGATACCTTGGATAATGATTAACAATGATCCGCGGTATTTAAAGCTTGGCCGAGATATGTTTAATATGCCAAAAGAAATACTTTCACAATACGATTCAGCTAAATTGTATCGTCACATATCTTCATATGAAGACCAAACTCTGTTAGTCGATCATCGAGTACAATATAAGTATGCTGGTGTAGAAAAAGTCTTTCTTATTAATAAAGAATTGGTTAATATCGAAAAGACTAAGAAGTTTATGGTAGTTCTTAATGAAGGAAGTAATGGTGTTAGTTCGCGCTATAACAAGTTAAAAGAATATGTACTTGACCACGTTGAGGACGTTGATATTTATGGCAAATGGGATGAAGACACTGTAAAAGGCGATAAGCGCTTTAAAGGGTCGATTAAGTTTGAGGAACTGCAGCAGATGTTACCTGAGGTCAAATATTCCTTTATGATATCTATTCGAGACGGTTGGGTTACAATGAAAGTTTGGGAATTGATTAGCAATGGTATTATACCGTTCTTGCATCCAAATTATGACGACCAACACCATATTGCAGTACCCGAGTTTTTGAGACTTAGTAAACCTGAAGAGTTACACGAGCGCATTGAGCAACTTGAAAACGACCCTGTCTTATATAATAAGATATTACAGGAATGCCAATATCTTATTACACCAGATGATACAAGCGGCAAAGTATTATGCGATAAGATTACTAGTACAATAAATAACTATCGAAGCTCTACTACAGGAACCAAATCTTATGATGAAGTTCTTCAAGAAATAGCCGATGATAGTAATGATTTAACGCACTTCTTTGGATGATTAATAAAATGAAAAATGATTATAGTTGGGCCCCTCACATACCGCTTATTGGCGGCCTCCCACTTGGCGCAGAAGCAGCACTAGGTAAAGCACCTAAATTTGTATCAAGTCTTGATGGGTTTTGGGCTAATGATAGTCTTTATATGAACCATCAGAACGAAACGCTGTCTCGTGGAATAGACTACCGACCTTTAGACCCAGGCGAACGCAGTTTTGTTGAAAAGGTTAACATTGTTGTATCAACACCACCATGCGCAGGTTTATCACAATTGAATACTGGTAAAGCTAACTCTGCAGCAAAAGGTGCTGATGCCGAAAAGAATCAGTTTATGTACATCGCGGCTGAACAGGCAATGAAGTGTTATGATGCCGATGTAATCGTTGGCGAGAATGCTCCTGCGCTATATACAAATAAAGGAAAGCCAGTTGCGGATAAGCTTTTACAAATTGCACGTGATAATGGGTATTCTTTCTCATTGTATAAAACAACTACCTCTTTACATGGTATTCCTCAGAATCGCGACCGTACGTTCTACACATTTTGGAAAGGCGATAAAGCACCAATTCAATCATGGTTTAACGAATCACGTAAAAACTTCCCTGATTACTTGAAAGAAGTAACCAATGAAATGTCTCACCAAAGCGACATTATCAATGATAAAATCGGTACTGGCGAATCGTATTATAACTTCATTCAGTATAAGAACCCTGGCGAAAATCCTCGTGATATTGTGATTGCGAATAATTGCTCAACTGCATTCAATTATGTTAGGCGCGGTGGCTTCTTACAGGAAGCGATTGACTACTTTGAAGCGATTGATGATACAAAAGGCTTGCATTTAGCAACACATGCTAAAATGAAATTCTCTAAAGGCTTAGGCATTTGGGATGGTTCAACTCACGTATTCAATGAATGTATGAATGCATGTATCAGTCGTAACATGAATGATACAATTCATCCAGTGCATGACCGTTCAATGACTATTCGCGAAGCATTACATATGATGGGCTTTCCGCATAACTTCAGTCTCCCTGGTGGAAAACGTAGTGTACCGTTTATTGCTCAAAACGTTCCGGTATGTACTGCAGCGTCAATGGTCGGTGAAGCAGTTAAGTTTTTAAATGGCGAATTGGAATTATCTGATAGTGATTTTGTTAAACAAAACAATCATCATCAACGAATAGATGCAGGCAATATTGCAACAAACACATTAGAACAATTCATTGCGTAAACCATTGACATCAATACAGAACTGTGATATAATTAATTGAATTGGAGTAATACACTATGAAAATATCTTTAACTATATTTCAGTCTCTGTACGATAACAAAACTCATCGGCAGTTCACGGTTAGCGATTGGCCCGACTTCGTTGAGTTTTTATATACGCTATCTAAAAAACCGATAAAGTCAAAAACCGACGCAACACTGATTTCGCCTGCGGTATACAAGGAAGACCGTACTCGAAGTAATGATGCTGTTACGTGTTGGGGTGGTTGGGCAGCAATGGACGTTGACGCTCATGACTTTACAAATGAAGAACTTCAGGAAACGCTAAAAGCAAAATATGGTCAGTACTCATATGTATGTTATAGTACAGCAAGTTCATCAATTAAAACCCCTAAGTTCCGCTTAGTATTCAAACTCGACAAAAGAATAGAAAGTCAAAAGATTCGCCAGCTTTGGTATGCACTTAATACTGAAATTGGTGAACTAGGCGATCGTCAAACAAAAGACTTAAGCCGCATGTATTATATTCCAGCAACATATGATAATGCAAATAACTTTATCTTTCATAATGACGGTAACACTATTCCTACTGAAGAAATAATCAATAAACATCCGCTACCATCACGCAAAACTGGTAAATCGTTTTTTGATAGAATGCCTGAGTCAATGCAAAAGATGTTTATTGAACATCGTAAAACTCAGCTGAGTAATACATCGTATAGGTGGAATAACTATTCGGATTGTCCGTTTCTATCAAAAAGAATGCTTGACTCATACCGAGCTACTACCTATCAAAAAGATTCAGGAAGATACATAAAAATGTACGAAGTTATGGTGCATGTCGCATCAAATGCAATAAAGAAAGAATACCCAATAACTGGAGGAGAGATAGTAGATTTGTGTAAACAAATTGATATGGAAACTGGTAACCGCTATGCAAAACGTGCATGGGATACCGAAGCAAACCGAGCAATTGAATATGCATATAGAAATAATTGATTGACATTCATGTGTGTTTTTGATATAATAGATCTAAATTAATAAAAGAGGTTTTACTTTATGAGTCTGATGGCAAAATTAAAAAAGAGTAGTCGAATCAAAGAAACTGAGATTCTTTCAGAGTCAAAACTATTCAATGAAATGGAAATGACACCAACCGATGTTCCTATGATGAACGTTGCGTTAGCAGGTGGCCTTGAGGGCGGTATATCGCCAGGGTTAACGGTTTTTGCAGGACCAAGCAAACACTTTAAGACAAGTTTCTCATTAAAGATTGCGGCTGCATATCTTGCTGAGCATAAAGACTCGGTAATGATGTTTTATGACTCAGAGTTTGGCTCACCGCAATCGTACTTCGAATCGTTTGGCATTGACTTAGATCGAGTTTTACATGTCCCTATCACTGATGTTGAAGAACTTAAATTCGATTTAATACATCAACTTGAAAACATTGAAAAGAAAGACAAAGTTATTATCGTAATTGATTCTATCGGTAACCTTGCATCTAAGAAAGAATTGCAAGATGCTAAAGACGCTAAATCAGTTGCTGATATGTCGCGTGCAAAAGCACTTAAAGGCTTATTCCGTATGGCAACTCCGTATCTTACAATGCGTAATATTCCAATGCTAGCTATTAACCATACTTATCAGGAAATGGGTTTGTTTCCAAAGGCTATTGTTAGTGGTGGTACTGGTATTTACTATAGCGCATCAACTATTTGGATACTAGGTCGCCGTCAACAAAAAACCGGTACTGAAGTAACAGGCTATGAATTCGTCATTAACGTTGAGAAGTCTCGTTATGTTAAAGAGAAGTCAAAGATACCAATTACCGTTACTTGGGAAGGCGGCATTGAAACTTACTCAGGATTGATTGACGTAGCAATGGCTGGTAACTTTGTACAGAAACCTAAGAACGGTTGGTATGCAATTGTTGATCGTGAAACTGGTGAACTAGGTCCAAACAAACGTCTTAAAGATACTATGAACGCCGAGTTTTGGGATCCATTATTATCATTAACGGCCTTCCAAGAATTTATACGTGGAGTATATAAAATTGGTTATAAGTCTACTTTAACTGAAGAGTTCTTAGGTAATACAGTTCAAGAATAAAACTAAAATAACTATTGACATCGACAGGGAAGTCGGATATAATAGTATATTACGAATTGGGGATACGCTAATGGCATATAGCAGTTTAGGATCATACAAGAATCATCATTACACTATTGATGATCCTATATCTTTACGTAGGGAAGTGCGTGAGCACGATACTAATAAATTAGTAGCATTTGTATCAAAGGAAATAGTTGACGCGATGCAAGACGATATTACGTTAAAATTGGAGATTATTAGAAGTGCTGGCATGTTAACGATTAACCCGTGGTCTTTTGAACCATACACCACAAAAATTGAGGATTTATAATGTACAAGTTTATTGATAGCGACCAATATGATACAATGCCAATACAGATAACTGAAGGAGATTTTGCTGATACAGTTTTTCGTTATCATAGTCTAGAAATTACTGAAGAAGAGGACGGCCTGAATATCAGTTACAAATTCGATATAATCGAAGGCAGTGAAGAACTCCGCGAAGATGTAAAATTCCATGAGCTGATGAGTGCAACTTTGAATACGATAGTTGAAGCAAGCGCCAAAGAAGCCATTGAAGCTAAGGAACTTGTTGATGGAAACTGAGTTAGAGTCGATGATCCTAAAGAGCCTTATAACTAACGAAGGTTTTACAAGAAGAGTAATCCCGTTTTTAAAGAAAGAATACTTTGAAGGACGCCATGCCAATATCTTCAATAACATTATTGATTTTGTTGCAAAGTATAATAAGTTGCCTAACATTGAAGCGCTAAGCGTTGAGCTGCAGTCTGGTGATATATCAGATGGTCAGTATGAAGAATCCGCAATGGCTTTAAATGACCTTAAGAACGTTGATGAAAAGGTTGATGAAACTTGGTTACTCGACTCAACTGAAAAGTGGTGCCAAGACCGTTCTATTTACCTAGCAATTATGGAATCTATATCAGTTATTGACGGCAAACACAAAACTTTATCAAAGAATAGTTTACCTGAGTTATTACAAGATGCTTTAGCAGTTTCCTTTGATACCAACATTGGTCATAGTTATCTTGCTGATTCCGACTCTCGGTTTGAGTTCTATCACAGGAAAGAAGCACGTTTGCCGTTTGATTTAGAAATGATGAATCGTATTACAAAGGGTGGGTTACCTCCAAAAACATTGAACTGTATCATGGCATCGTCAGGTGGTGGTAAGTCACTAATGATGACGCATATTGCGGCTGCGGCTATGATGCAAGGCAAAAACGTTCTGTATATTACAATGGAAATGAGTGAAGAAAGTATAGCACAACGTGTTGATGCAAACATGCTTAATATTTCACTTGATGACTTACTTTTGATGCCTAAGAATCTATACACTGATCGTATGGCAAAACTGAATAAAAAAACTAATGGCGAGTTAATCATAAAGGAATATCCAACAAGTTCTGTTCACTGTGGACATTTCCGAGCATTACTTAATGAATTAAAAGTTAAGAAGAAGTTCGTCCCACAACTCGTAGTTGTTGATTATATTAATATCTGTACAAGTTCAAGATTGAAAGGTGGTGGTATGGATAACTCATACATGTTAATAAAATCAATAGCTGAAGAATTGCGTGGACTTGCTGTTGAAAATAACTTTCCGATTATAACCGCAACGCAAACAAACAGAGCAGGCTTCGGTGATACTGATGTTGATATGAATAACGTTTCAGAATCATTTGGTTTACCGGCAACATGTGATATGTTACTTGCATTGATTACAACACCAGAACTTGATGAATTAAACCAAATAATGGTAAAACAATTAAAAAATCGTTATGGTGACATTAGCACATATACTCGTTTCATGCTTGGTATTGAACGCGCTAAAATGCGTTTATACGATGCCGAAGATGACGCTAGTGATGGACTTGTAACAAGCAATTCTGCACCAGTTGCTTCAACTTCACCATTCTCAAAGAAAGAAAAACCACAAGGCTTCCAAGGATTTAAAGTATAATGATAAGAGTAATATTTGCAGTAGAAACTCACATGGGGTATTCTAATAAGGGCACGATGCCTGATTGGAAAAGTACAGCTGACTTTAAGCATTTCAAAGAAAGCACTGAAGGTCAGATAGTAGTCATGGGGTCGAAGACATGGGAAGATCCTATGATGAAAAGACCTTTACCTAACCGCATTAATTGTGTTGTTTCTACACGTGACGATTTGATTAATGCTGATAAAATAAATCATTTAATAAGCAGCCAAGATCTTGTAAGTCAAATGCGATTACTTGAAAAAACGTATCCAAACAAAGATATCGTAATCATCGGTGGGTGGAATATTATTAGTCAATGTTTACCTGTTATCGAGAAAGTTACTTTAACTGTAATGTATGAAAAATACGAGACTGATAAGAGACTTCCTTTGGGTTGGTTAATAGGATACGGTCTAGGTAAAACGTTTAAACTGTCGGATGGCAAAGGAAAAGTGGTTGAGTATATAAAATGAGAGATTATGATAAAGTACTCAGAAACATATTAGAAAATGGCCAACCAACCGATGATCGTACCGGTGTTGGCACGTTTGCTACATTCGGCGAAAGAATGGAGTTTGACTTAAACGAAGGGTTTCCTGCTATAACAACAAAACGTTTGGCATGGAAGTCAGTCGTAAGTGAGTTACTTTGGTTCCTTGAAGGATCAGATGATGAACGCCGACTCGCTGAAATCCTGTATGATAAGCCTCGAGCAGAACTAGTTGATAAGAAAACTATCTGGACTGATAATGCCGATAATCAAGGTAAAAACTTAGGATACATTAATAGCAATAATGCTAAAGGTCTTGGTCCAGTTTATGGCGTTCAATGGACAAGTTGGTATAACGGCGCAACTGACGAGCACCATAACCAAATAATTGAGTTGATTGATGGTATTAAGAATGATCCATATTCAAGAAGACATATACTAAATGCTTGGAACGTCTCAAATATACCAAAAGCAGATGATTTTATGACAAATGAGCCATTGACGAAAGAAGCGTTCTTAGAAAAATTAAAAAATAATAAAGAATTTAATTTGAAATATGGGAAAAGACTAAAACCCGGACGAAACCCTATGGCATTACCGCCTTGTCATGTTATGGCTCAGTTCCATGTTCAGAATGGTAAGCTAAGTTGTCAGATGTACCAACGGTCGGCTGATATGTTTTTAGGTATTCCTTTTAATATTGCAAGTTACGCTTTATTAACTCATATGATTGCTAGTATTACTGGATATGAAGTAGGTAAACTGATTATAATAATCGGCGATGCTCATATCTATAAGAACCATGTTGAACAAGTTAAAGAACAATTGTCACGTGAGCATTATCCGTTACCTACACTTACAATGCCTGCTTTAGGTCCAACTGAAGTTAGCATTTCACGAACTAAAACCGTTGATTACATTCTTGAGAATTATAATCACCATCCAACTATTAAAGCGGAGATGGCCGTATGATCGAATATGGAGTGTATCTAATATTTCTTGTAATAGCTTTAGCATTTACATATAGAAGTGCTAGCAATAAAGCATACAGTTATGGGTTTATTAGAGGCAGTACTGTTGCCAGCCAACGTTTAATTGGTTTGTTAATTGAGCATGATAAAATAACTGAAGATGAAGTACTGGCTTTTTTGAAATTAATACGAAATAAATAAATGAATATGGATATTCTTTTAAGTTCTAAAAATAATGAAATAAACTATATACATTATCTGTAAATTTGATATAATAGATCTACAAATTGAGTTAAGGAATAAAAACATTATGAAAGATTTAAGAACTGTACTAGACCTAATATGCGAACTTGCTGACAACGATGCCGCTGCTGCTTATCAAATACCTAACGCATCGTTCGATGACGTTTACTTTGAAATCCCTTTTGAAAAATTTGAAATGCTATCAGGCTTATCGCTTGAAGCTGCTCAAGACTTAGAATTTAACGAAGAATACCAAGGTTGGGTTGCTTACGACAAATGCCTAGACGCGGTTGTTCTTGGCGGCGCTGAATGTTAAAAGGTTTTGAATTAGTAGGAACGGAATATGGATATTCTTTTTTGTTCTAACAAAGTTATTGACATGGACGTCAATAGTTGATATAATAGTACCATAAATTGATAAACAAACTAAAGGTAATAAAACATGACAAACCAAACCACCGATCGTCGCAATGAAAAACTTAGTGCTAATTCAAAATTTGCAATCACCACCCCTGAAGGCAAACGCTTTCACGTTTCAACAAATGAAGGGTTGAACGCTATGCTTGAAAGCGGTTTCGTTCCACAAGATTCACTTATTCAAATTGCGTCTTCAACTAACAATTCAAACGTTACAAAGTAAAGGAATTAAATTATGAAAGACAGAGATGCTATTCAGTTTTTACTAGGCGCAGCGTTTGGCGCTGTTGTTGTAACTTTAGTAATGGCTAACATTAACGCTGACGCCGTCAAAGCTGCAGAAATTCAAGAAAGGCTAGCCAATATATGCTTTATGACTGGTTCTACTCCCAAAGAATATGACAGCTCAGGCGAGTTAATTTGTGAAAACGGCGCATCATTTAATTATAGCGATTTTGAATAAAGTTGTTGACATCGTGCGCAATACTTGTTATAATAGATCTACAAATTGAGTTAAGGAATTAAATTATGAATAACATTGATACTGCTTTAGAAGAACTTGTATTGGCTATGAAAGCCGATTACGACTTAATGCTTGCTACGTCTGAATATACTGCTTCACGTGACCAGCTTGTTGTTAACATTGTTAAAGCTCGCAATTATGCTAAAGTGGTGGTTGTGACCGACCGTGGTTATGAATCTGCGGCTGGCTTCGTAGCTTTAAAAGATAACCCTAAAAAAGGTTTATTGTTTGGTGATTTGCTAAAGTCTTCTTCATGGGATGCTCCAGCAACAAACTTTGCTCGAGGTAACTTGTTTCAAGCCGGTTGGCAAAACTGCGTAAGATGGGTGGGTATAGGATAATGGCTGAACGATACGAAGCTGATCGCCATGATACTTAATGGTAATGTTTAAACTTATATAGATATTCCTTTTTGTTCTATAAAAACTATATACATTGTGCTTGTTTATTGATATAATAGCTACTCAATTAATAAGGAAGCACATATGTCTAAATACGTTAAAAACACAATCATCGCTAATACTGATTTCTCTAATACTGACTTATCAAATTCTACATACTTAAATTGCTCATTCGTTAACTGCAATTTCACAAATGCTATCCTTGACAATTCTTCTTTTGAAAACTCATCGTTCATTAATACTAATTTTATAAATGCCTCAATTAAAAACTGCAATTTCACAAATGCTAATTTAGCCGGCCTCTATTTATCTGAATGCCTAAATACTACAAATTGTAATTTCACAAACGCTAATTTAGCTGCAACCGTTTTTGCATTCTTGCTTGATCTTGCTGACTGTAATTTCACAAATGCTAATCTTACCAATACCGACTTTCAACAAATTCCATTAAATAAAAACATATTTGATAATACTGCATCATTTGATAAATATCAAACAGCGGCCTAGCCGTTTGATTTTATATAAATACATTATTACAAATTTAAAAGGCGAAGTTGTTAATGGCTTACAATTTTAGACCAAAGAATGTTAATGAGATTCTTTCAAAAAATAAAAAGAATGGCTTCGTTGCTGCGAAAATATACGAAGCCATTCTCAAAAAATACGATGCGATAATCGTGCTCGACCCAAGTTCGACGTTTAATTTAATAAAAATACCTCGAGGAGTTGGCGACAGCACTACAATAACCGCAGTTAAACAATTCCTAAAAACTGAAAAAATTGACATTGGTGACTTAAAACTAGAATTTGGCGATGGCTCAGGTCGTGCTACTGGTACTGATGCAATCACAACAGCTAAACAAGAAAACGTAACCCGTCTTTATTGTCAAACATATATGAATACTAACGGTAAATTTCCGTCTAACGCCGAAACTAAAGAAATATACTCTGATGTAAATGATGAATGGTTTCGCACATTTGAAGCTCAAGCAATATCAATTTGTAAATGGCTTGGCTCGAATGGTTATATCTTCTCAAGAGATGAAGGTATTATGCCTTATCTTGAAAATGTTGCAAAGAAATGCGGAGTCACTACTAAAGATTCTTGGAATCCTGCTGATATATATGCGGTTAAGAAAAACTCACAAGATACAATTCTTAAGGATTTTGCTGCAATAGGTGAACGCAAAATGGATAAAGCTGCAAAGCTTGATGCGCTTAATTCTTATATGCGTTCAAAAATAGCGACTAAAGAACTAGTCGGCATTTCTCTTAAGAAGCTATTAAAAGGTAAGGTTAAAACAGTTGAACTCACCAATGCTAAAAGGAAAGAACCGCTTAGTGATATTGAGATACTTCCATCAAGTATCAAACTCAACTTAGATATTAGTGCTAAGAACGAATTTGTCACAGGTGATTTCTCAATGAAAATTAAAGCAGAAGGTAAAATTGTTGCGGTGCAAGTCCGTGCTTTTGCTGGCGGACCACGTGAATCTACTCAAATGGATATGGGTGGTGTAGGTGCTGCAGCAAAGCTTGGTAAAGTTTCAGCTAACGAAGCAATAGAGCCATTTATTAGAAAACACGGACTCCAAAGACGTATGGGTACGCATTTACCAAAAGTCGGCAAATGGACTGAGAAGGATATAGTTAAATATATTGCCGAACAAAAAAGTTTAAAGTCAGTTAAAATTGGCGGAGTATCAATCGACTGGGGTAAGAGTGATTGGGGTACAGTTTTGCGTGACGCAATAGAATATGAAAAAGACATATCAAGAACAGCTTCACAGTTAAGCGCTAAATTGCAATGCTTCCAATGGGTTACGATATTCGACACGATTCAACGTAAAGGAAAGCTTCAAGAGTTTTTATCAGTGCTTTACTTTGGTGCAAAGAAACAATACGATACGGCTGGACCGTTTTTAAAGGTAGCATAATGAAATCATTTAAGCGATATTTGACCGAGATAAAAGCCACTCAAAGGGTCGGGATTCAACATCTTGACAAATTAACACCCACCAAGTTTCTCCAATTAATGAAAGTCTTTAAAGATGATTTCAATGGTGTGTTGCCTAGTAAGCAATTGCAGGTAACAGAGAAACTTGATGGTTCTTCAATACGTTTAGGAATGAATGGCAATAACGAATTCTTTATCGAGTCATCATATTCAGGTCCAGTGTATAAAGCCGGTGACTATACTGATTATGTAATTTCAAGAGGGTATGAAGCTAATGAAGTTTCAAAGAACTTTGAGAATTTACTTGATGTATTGAAAAAGAATTCTAAGCTGCAAGCAGTATTAAAGAAACATAACAATGGCGACGGCATCAAAATTATCGGTGAAATGTTTTATAATCCAATGGGTAAAGAAGTATCGAAAGATAAGATACGATTCATCTATATTGATTATGATAAGTCTAAGTTAGCTGAATTGTTAACGGTCGTGCCTTTTAGCATCGAAGGCGATGTTGATAAGAAAGCGTTAATTGATGATTTAGTAAAGATTTCAAATAGTAAGATTAGATTTGACAAAATAAAGTCAATGAATATTCCTGACATCGATTTGAACTTTGGTGTTGGTTCAATTGCCGAACTATTAAAGAATTATGATAAAGCACTTGCAATATTACAATCAAGAAAGCATGCTGACCGTGAAGAGAAGGCTATCATAAAAGGTTTAATTGAAAAGGCACAAAGCGATGTCAGAACAACCATTTTACAATATATAAACAAAGGTAAGTATGGCGAAGAGTTCGAGGGAATCGTACTTGATATTCTTGGCAGTAAGTTAAAAGTAACTAGCGACGTATTCAGAAAAAGGTTTAAGAAATGATATCATTTAAAAAGTTTATAGCAGAAGGCGGCAATGCCGTTAAGGGTGTTACACGTATCAATCAAGAAAACGTTGCTGGCACAATGAATAACATTTATAAAGAGATACTGCCAAAGTTAAAGTTAACGCAGAAGCAAACTGCAAGTTTAGGCTCAACTGGTAAAAAGAAAGCAGGTGGCTCAAGCGGTGATGTTGATTTAGCGTTAGACCTTGGAGCTATCGTTAAAAGCGATAAAGCAGTTAACACTCTTGATGATGTCTTTGATAAGATAGTTAATGTAGCAAAATCATCTGGGTATGACTTCCGTGATATGAGGTCTATGGGATTAGTTTCTATATCATTCCCTATTAAAAACGACGACGGTAAACAAGAAGGAGAAACTGTTCAACTAGACTTGATGCCAACTGAGAATTTAGACTATTCTTCGTGGGCATATTATTCTCCAGCTGAATGGGAAAGCCAATGGAAAGGTTTATACCGAAACGAATTATTATATGCAATTGCTAGATTCATGGATTACAAGACCGCAGAGAAAGCAATGGATAAAGAAGGTAAGGAAGTCGATGCTTCATGGGAACGTAATTTCTTTGACTTATCGAAAGGTTTGCTTCGCGGTAAACAATCAAGGATGGGTAAAAAGGGATTAGTCAAGAGTTCTAAAACTTTAGAGAAGTGGCTATTAACAATGGATAAGGAAGAAATTGTTACTATGTTGTTCGGCCCTAAGTATAAGTCAACCATGATACTTACTTGGGAAGACGCGTTTAAAGCTGTCACTGACCCTCGGTTTGTTTACAAAAAGTCCGTTAAAAACATACTGCAAATGACTAAAGACGGCATAATTAAAAAAGGATATACCGTTCCACCAGAGTTAGATGCTATAGTATAAACCCAATGTTAAGTTCCTATCTATTATAAATAAATCATCAGAAACTTATAATAGATGGGACATTGCCTAATGAAAACCTTTAAAGAAACGTTGGTCGAAAAGAAAGTAACTATAGACGTTGATCATACCGGCGAAGATATTAAAACCGCTGAAAGAAAATACAAGATTAAAATTAAGCATGATGGAGAAACTCAAGCTTATATCACTGGCGAGAAGAAAGACGTATTAAGGTTTCTTAAAGGTCCAGAATACAGTATGGACACAAGCGATATTAAAGAATTTTTTCCAGAGTTATATGAATCGTTGGACGAAGCGTTGGATTTAAAACAACGCATGAAAGCAAAGCAAACCTTCCGTAAGAACAAAGCAAAGATCGCTATTGGCAAAAAACGCGCCGAAAAGAAGATCGCATCTCCAGAAAAATTAAAAGCTCGTGCCCGTAAAGGCGCGCGTAAAGCAGTTGAGAAAATGATTTTAAAGAACAAGTCCAAAGAAGACTTGTCATTTTCTCAACGTCAAGCACTCGAAAAACGTGTTGATGCTAAAAAAGGCGCTATCGACCGTATAGCGAAAAAGATCCTGCCGGCTGTAAAGAAAGCTGAATTAGAAAAGAAACGTGGCGGGACAAAGAAAGATGAGAAATAAAACTTATAAGGAATTGCACGAAAATTTATTATATACTTCAGCTGATAAAGCAGATTTTTTAGACGACGACAATGCTATAATTAATGCATTCATGATTAACTTCGTGGGTGTTGCTTTGGCGTTTAATTTATCGCTAAATCAAGCAAAGGTATTACGTTATATAAAAGCCGATAAGAAAGTTCGCCTTGCTAACATAACAGACGAAAACAATGATATGTCGCTTATTATAAAAATAATGAGTGACAAGAAAATGTTTAAGAACAATACAGTCACTAACGAAATTACTCGTTTCCTTGCTAAACTAAAGACTGGTTCAATTGATAATATCGATGAAGGTATTCTTCTTGCTTGGATCAATCAAGTAAAAGATTCTAATATGATTGGTATGCAGAAATCATTGAAGAAAGCATTAGCTACAATAGTTGATGATGGTGATCTTACTTTAGGTTTGAAGCATATTCGTTGGTCAGCAATGCGGAATAAGAAGTCTTCTGGTGAGTTTCTTGACCTAACACGCGGTATGCGGTTTAAGCAAGTCAATAAAACTATTACACCTGCTACTGCTACTGCTACTAATCAACCTCAAACCGACTCTCCAGATTTAAGTACAGTACAAGCACCTGTCGTATCTCAAGCACCAACTGCGCCAGAGATATTATCGTTTGAAGACGCAATGGCTGCTAAGGATAATAAAGCGCTTCTAAAGAGCGCTGCTGAGAAACCAGTAACTTGGTTTCGCGACTTTACGAACTGGGTAATGTTTGGACCTGATAAAAAAGGCGCACCTAAAGCCGTAAATATGACTCAGATGCGCGACACACTATCAACTTTAGGTGATGCCTTTGATTTAATACCAGAAGCAACAATTACAAAATGGATGGATGCAATGGTATCTAAAGCCATTTCCAAAAAGGTTGGTCTATCCCTTTATAACGAATGGTTTATTCATTTAATAAATATCATAGGCGGCACAAAGAGTGTTGATAAACTAGATTTAGCTGGCGCAATCAAAAGGGCTGGTATATACGATATAATGGGCACCCAATCTCTAAGTGAATTACCATCATTCAACGCATTAAGAAAGCTTGAATCATTAGTCGGATTGAGGTATAAGCCTTCTGATTATATTAGAGAAAATTTACCTTCACTTAAAACTGTAGGAATTGGGGCAGAAAAGACCAAAAACCTAATAAGGGTTTCTTTAACATTGGCTTATAGAGAAACTGACGTAGTATTAGATATGATAAGTGATGCCAAAGAAAACCCATTCATTAATGCAGCCAGTGGTTTAATATCGTTTAACGTTGAAAATGAAAAGGAATACGACACTGACTGGTTTAGGTCAGTTGCTAAATTTGATGTAATAGTAAAAGATGACGGAACCAGTTCAGCAGTCGATCGGTTAATAAACGCGTTTACTACTAGCCAAGGAACTGGCAGGTTCGGATTAGAACAGAAATTACAGGCAGTAATAAGTTCATACTCTAACGAAGAGTTTAAAGCAGCCGTTACATCATTGAATAATATTTCAGCAGCATATGATTACGAAAAGTTTTATACCGTGCTTAAGGCGTTTTATTATAACGTGCTTCAACGACATCCACTTGCAAGCAGTCCTGACTTCATGTATATGATATTCAAGATGCATGAACTGATGGTTTTAAAAGACTATAATAGAGCTAAGCATGATTTAATTTCACAAATGGTACTTAGTCAATACTCAAGTCTCAGACAAATTGGTAATAAAATAATTAGAGATGAGTATGCTGATCCTAAGTTGATGCTAACAATCTTTGCGGACACGAACACATATGGCAATAAATTACCAAAAGTAGTCCAAGGTGCAAGAAGTTTAGCCGAAGCGTGGAAAGGTTTCTTTAATAACAATAAAGAAATATCAATCTTATTATTTAAAGAATATGTCAATCATAATAATGTGCCAATAAAAAATATGACTCAGTGGGCTGACAAATTAGATGTATCCAGTTTTGCTAATAATAATTTTAAAAGCGGTATTAATATTTCAAATATCGATGCAAAAAGCGCACAAGATTTATTGGCAATTGGTCTTTGGAAAAACCTACTTGGTACCACTGGTGGCGGATCATTTGAAAGCAAGTTTCCTGAACTCGTCGGGCAGGCATCGGACTTTATATTAAAGGGCGTTATTAATACTATAATGTCGTTTAACTCAGTTAAATCTGATAAACAATTTTTTCTTAAAGCTGAGAGACGATTAAACGCGGTTTTACAATTATCATCATATCGTGGTTTGATCGTGCCTTCTCAAATAAAGCGTCTTTCAGGATACGACCAAAGTTTGTACACAGAAGCGCATGATTTGTTATCAAAAACATCTTTGGCATCTTTAACTGAGGTAAATGCTGATGTGGATGATGCTAAGGCCACTTTAAGATCATCCACAATCGATCTTAAACCTATTTTTATAACACAACAACAATACATCTTCAATGATAGCGATTACAAATCTTACTTAAAAGATTTACTTCAAGGCGCGCATCCAAAAATAAATGTAGCTGCTCAAATACTTGATGCACGGCCAGTAGGTTCTGGTACGTTATCGGAGTTTCCAACTTTCGATATAGTTAAAGATGACCCCGAATTACAAAATTTGGTTGTCAATTCGTTTATAGCAAATGGCAAATATAAAGGATCCGGCATTAAGCTGGGTGAAATTCGCGATTTAGATAAAATCACAAAATTAAACTTAGACGCTAATCAGTCAGCGGCCTTGGAACTACAGGTATATAGCATAATTGAAAAGGCCGTACGTAACCAAGAAACCTTTTATATGGCTTCAATTGCGGAACACTTTGCAGCGGACGATGCTTCACCTATGTTTAAAGACGAGAAAGTTATAGCGTCAGCGTTTAGCGATATGATAGCTCGTTTAGATGGTATGCCAAATACCGTAGCATACCGTGAAGCTCGTGGAGAAATTATTCCTAGCTTCTCTAAGGTATTAATGCAATCAGGTGGTGAAGTTAAATCTATATATGATACCATTAATAATAAATACAAGAAAGAAATTGCGGCCGCAATGGTACAAGAACGTGCAATGGAGATACTTGTTGAAGGGAAGATTGAAAACGAAAACTCGCCAATTAAACCATTAGTATCAGTAACGCCCGAGCGTTTAACAGAAATATTAAAGTTTAACCATATTGACATCCCTGGCGATAAAGTTAAAGTTTCGGATGTACGTACTTATGATGAGCTGATTACGTACACAACTGATGCTGTTAAGGGAGTTTCGTTAAATGACATGAGTGTTGAAGAAGTTGAAATGGATTCGGCACAACTTGAGCGTTTAACTGCGGATATGCACAGAGCAAAACGTAATGGCGTACATGGTAAAGCTGGTATGAAAATACGTCGAGTATTTAAAGCCGAATTGCCATTGCAAGTACGAAGTCAAGAAGCATGGATAGATGATGATCCTACTCAAGAAATAATTAATCCAATGTACCATGGCACAGGCTCAATTGCTGCTTCGATTATATTACGAAATGGCTTTGCTGTTATCAAATCAGGCGATGCTTCAGTTGTTGGACGTATGCTAGGCGACGGTGTATATGGAGCAATTCATATTGACAAATCCCAACAGTATATCGGCGATGCCGGCTATAGTAGAAATGCGGGTATGATCGGTTACATATTTGCGATGAACGCTGCATTGGGCAAGAGGGGTAAAGATTATGATGTAGCTGGAGTTGAAGGTGGTAATGCTAAGTTTAGCGTTGCCTCTCCTGAATGGTGTGTATTTACACCTAACGCACAATTTAAAATTGAAACGGTATATGAAGTCGAGATTGCTGATGATGCTGCTATGCAAGAAATACTTAAAAATAATAAAGAAGAAGTTAATGAAGCTGTATCGTTTTCAAACTTTATTACCGAAGCTAAAACGACTTCAAATAAACAATTGAGATTCACGTTCGTAAATGGGCGTGTACCAATTGGTAAAAGTAAGGTTGTTGAGTTCGAAGATTTCAAAGGAAATAAAAACGTTTATATCGAAAAGTCAGCTTACGGTCCAGTTGTCGTAATGGATAACACTAAGAATGAAGGTTCTTGGATGTACAAATCACCTACGGATTTCCAATCAAATGATCCTAATAAATATAAACAATATCTATCGTTACTTAAAAAGAAGTTGAAATAATATGAAGTCTTTCTCACAGTTTATAAATGAAGATAAGAATCATGCGGTGGTTGTGTGGGGTCGTTTGAACCCACCGACTATCGGTCACTTAAAACTTCTAGATAAAGGAGCCGCAGCAGCAAAAGGTTCGTCATATTTCATATACGTTTCGCAGTCAACCGATGCCAAAAAGAATCCATTAGAATATGGACAAAAGATAAAATGGATTCGTAAAATGTTTCCAACTCATGCGCGTTCAGTTGTCATGGATAAATCAGTTAAAACTATATTTGATGTATTGACAAAAGTATATGATAGCGGTTTCACGACGTTAACTTTGATAGCAGGATCGGACCGTGTTACCGAATATGAAACTATAGCAAACAAGTATAATGGTGTTAAAGCAAGACATGGTTTTTATAACTTCGAAGGTGGAGTTAAGGTTGTGTCAGCAGGTGAACGTGATCCTGATGCCGAAGGTGCAACTGGTATGTCTGCTTCTAAAATGCGAGCAGCAGTTGTCGCTAATGATTATCAAATCTTTCAAAAAGGTCTACCTAAAAACTTCTCTGATAGTACTCAATTGTTTAACGATATGCGTAAAGCGATGGGTCTTAAAGAATCGACATCTTTCCGCGAGCATCTTCAATTGAAATCAGTATCAGAAGTCCGCGAATTATTCGTTAAAGGCGAGATATTTAATAAAGGCGATACTGTAGTAATAAACGAATCAAATGAAGTTTGTACAGTATCAGTTAAAGGAACCAATTATGTTATTGTTAAGAAAGGCGACGGATCAAAGACGAGGTGCTGGCTAACAGACATTTCGCCAATAGGAGAATAATCTTGAAGACTCTAGGAACGATCGAAGATAAGCTAGATCGGCTAAATGAGATATTAAGTTCAATCACGTCATCAAACAAAATAATTGGAGCTGACTTACACATAATACGCCAAGAAATTAAAAATTTCAAAGTTGAGATTGAATTCATTAAAGCTAATATTAAAAAACTTGACAACAGTAACCAAACCAAAGTAAATAATAAGACTTCGGTTTTGGGCGGTTTAAAAGTAATAGGTATCGCAAGTATAGGTTTTGCAATATCGTTAATCGGATTTTTTTTTACAGGTGTATAAGGGGCAGTAGTATATGAACGCTAATGGGAGCAGTGATCACGAAGCAAGACTAGATAGAATAGAAAACAAAATTGACCGCTTAAGTGAGGCTATGATAGACTTAGCTCGAGCCGAAGAAAAGCTTGTCAATTTTGAAAGATTCAACCAACAGTTATTAGAAAGAGTTAACAACACATTTATGCAAATTAACGAAAGAATGCATGAACTTGAAATGAAGATAGAAACCGCACATGACGAAACAAAAAAGAACACTGCAACGGTACAAATAATTAACCGAGCAGCAATAATCGTCGGTGGTGCAGTTGCTGCAGTATTAGGTAAGCTATTTATTACAGGAATTTGATATGAAAAAAGCTAATTGGTTGAAAAACAGTATAGCAACGCCAAATGGTTTTTATTCCAAGTCTGGCGAAAAGCTAAAAGGAAAGAACCTAACTCAGGCCGAGTGTGATGCGTGGAATGGAGTTAAGAATATAAAAGAAGCGGGTGCCAATAAAGACGGCATCATGACAAAAATAAAGATGATGTTCAAACGTTAGTATGGGAATGTTTGATTTACTAAATGATAGTACGTTTAGGCTATATGCGGCACGCGTGTACAAAAACTCGAATAATACAACAGTTCAAGAATTTGACGAAGACTTAAACCGTATCAAATATTTGGGAAGATTATTCAAGCGGTACCACTTACACGATGATCTTCAAGAACGATTGATATTAAATCATATTATAGTTCTGTTTAACGTATTTGATATAGAAGGTGCTCTCAAATTAGTATTCTTCAAAACCGAACGTGATCATTGGCCGTATCTTAAAACATTTCTAATATACGCAAATTTTTTATCAGACAATGCATTGGTCGAGGTACCTTTAGACCAAGAAATAATAAGCAGATTGAGGGCAATATAACATGGGTTTAATAGCAAGTGCGGCAGGCACGTTTTATACTTACAAGTTTTTACGAATACTTACTCAGGATTGGAAAGATACACCGGCATTTAGAAACGGTATTGTAGATGCTAAGGGTAAAGTTTTAAGAAAGGCATCTACTTTGAATAGTAACGAAAAGGATGAGTACACTCCGTTCCATCGTTTAGTATTTAATATCAAAAGACTAATTGAAAAACTTCCGATCAATAATAAATTGACTTCTTATGCGGCTGCGTTGTATTTGCTTAAAGAGAACTACGATATTGATATGGAAACAATATTAGAAGAACTTGAAGCCGAGCAAGACTTGACTGAAAGCGCATGGTTTATTGGTGAAGATAATCATTTATCACCGGGGTTATATAAACTAAAAGAAAACATTCACGATCAGATTTCTGATACGTTTTTTAACAAAGGTTCTTCGGTTATTGTTAATGAAAATAACCACAAAGGCAATGTAATGAATGTCGGTATATATAATGTACAACATAAATTATCGTCAATCAATTTGACCGTTACTGCAAACCAATTAGAGAAGGGAAAGCTATGAGAAGCTTATCAAAAGTAGAAGAAGTCGCAGCAAATTCGGTATCTGGCGGTGGAGTTGATATGAACCCTACTGGCAACTACGATAACGATATAATGCACAAACGCAATCAAGGTTCTGAGTCATTAAAGAAATGGCTTGAAGCGTGCAGTAAGTCTAAAAAGAAATCGGGATTATAAATTATGTTAACTATCATAGGTTCTTTAATCGGCTTTGCCGGTTCAACAATTCCATCTATAATGGATTTCTTCAATAAGAAGCAAGATGCAAAATTAGAACTTGATATGCTAGCAATGAAAATTGAAATGCAAAAACATGCAGGTGCTTCTGAACTTAAGATGTTTGAAAAGACTCAGTATTCTGAAGAACATCAACGATTAATTGATCATGACATTGCGTTAACAAAAGATGTTGGTTGGGTAGGTGCATTACGCAAATCTGTTCGACCTATTATAACGTATTGCTTCTTCGGGCTTTTTGTTACTGTTAAAGTTACCTTTCTAATACATGTTATGGAAGATCCAAATATGGATTTTAATGAAGCAATACAATTAGTATGGGATATTGAAACTCAATCAATGTTTGCTGCTGTATTGTCATTCTGGTTTGGTTCAAGGTCATTAGACAAACTACGTAAATAATTATCTGTATATCTACACTCCTCCCGATTGACTAATCTATTATAACAAGATATCATCAACTTGTCAATAGTTAATTTCAGTTATATTCATATTCTTTTAAATTCTATAGAAACTATATACATCAACGTTATTGTTTGATATAATAGTATCTTAAATTGATAAGGAAAAAAAAAAATTATGATTGAATCGGTTTACATCACAAATAACATACACAATGCCACGATGTTTATTCAGGCAAACCTTCCTTGGAAAAGAATTCGAGAAAACGAATTTGTATGGGTTAACGAACGTATACGCATCATTAATAACATAGATCATTTACGTGGTTGTAGAGTTGACATTGCTTATATGGATTATCATGGATATAGTCAATTGAGATTTTATGAACGCGATGCAATTGCCGAGCGTCTTCATATGATCAATGCAAAAATCAAAGATGCCCATAATTTTGTTGAAACAAATTATGGTAGCAAAATTCGTGGATACAGCTACGATACTATTATAATAGATGATTACGACGAAAATAGCGATTGACATTACCTATCATTTGATATATAATAACTAAAGAATAAACATAAGGCGATAATAAATGAGAGATATTTTAGTTACTAAACGCGACGGAACAAAAACTCCACTTGACATTAACAAAATACATGATGTAGTAGAATTTGCTTGTGCAGGCTTGACCGGTGTTGCACCATCTGAAGTCGAAGTAAAAAGTCATATCCAATTCTCAAATGGTATTACTACTAGTGATATTCAAGAAACTCTAATCAAATCAGCGTCAGAACTAATCAGCGAAGAATCACCTAACTACCAGTACGTTGCAGGACGTTTAATTAATTTCCATTTACGGAAACTAGTCTACGGCCAATTCGATCCTCTAGACCTCATTGAGCATTATAAAAACAACGTTCTGTTAGGTTGGTACGATAAGAATCTTTATAACCAATATTCAAAAAATGATTGGGAATTTCTTAATTCAGTTATAAACCATAGTTTGGATTTCAACTTAACATATGCTGCTATGGAACAGTTTAGAGGCAAATATCTTGTACAGAATAGGGTAACGAAGGAAATATTTGAGACACCTCAGATGCTTTATATGCTCGTATCAATGACATTGTTTGCTGATTATCCAGTAGAAACAAGAATATCGTATGTTAAGAAATATTATAACCATATATCGAAAGGCAATATCTCATTACCTACTCCGATACTTGCAGGTGTAAGAACTCCTGATAGACAATTTAGCTCATGTGTATTGATTGAAACTGAAGATAGTCTTAACTCAATTAGCGCAACCAATGCTGCTATTATTCGATATGTTAGTCAGAAAGCAGGTATCGGTATTGGCGGTGGTTCAATTAGAGCAACTGGTTCTCCTATTCGTAATGGCCAAGCATCACATACCGGTGTTATTCCTTTTTATAGAACATTTCAGAGTTCAGTAAAGTCATGTTCACAAGGCGGAGTTCGTGGCGGTGCTGCTACTTTATATTATCCGGTATGGCATCTTGAAATTGAAGATCTTTTAGTATTAAAGAACAATAAAGGCGTTGAGTCAAATCGTTTACGTCAAATGGATTATGGCGTACAGTTTAACAAATTAATGTATGAACGTTTAATAACTAATGGTAACATTACATTGTTTAGCCCAAGCGATGTTCCTGGGTTATATGATGCATTCTTTGCCGATCAGGATAAGTTCAAAGAAATATACGAAAAGGCTGAACGTACTACTCATATACGAAAGATAACTGTTAAAGCACTTGACTTGTTTACTACCTATATTCAAGAACGTAAAGATACTGGTAGAATTTATCTACAGAATGTTGATAACGTAAATATACAAGGGTCGTTTAAACCTGAAGATGCACCAATCAAAATGTCTAATCTTTGCGTAACTGGCGACACTGAACTTGACATTATTGTAGATGGCATTTCCATGTTTAACGTGCCAATCATTGATGTTATAGGTTATGCTTGTAGAGCACGTGAAGTGAAGGTTAGTGCATATGATATTGAAACTAATACGTTTAAGTATAGCAAAGTCTCAAAAGGTGCGATGACTGGTCGGGACCGAGAGTTAATGGAAATCGAAGATGACACAACAGGCAAAAAGGTAATATGCACGCCTGAACATCAAATATACACTAAGAACCGTGGATATGTTGAGGCTAGAAATTTAGTTGAAACTGATGAACTTTTTATAGGATAAATTGCTAAAAAGGTAGGTAGAGAGATTTCAGTTTGTATAAATAAACTATAGAAATAACTCTACCTACCAATGAGGCAATCATGTTTATAGTTTACGAGCATAAGAACACTTTAAATAATAAAAAATATATCGGATACACGTCAAAGACAATGAACGAAAGATTACACAAACATTACATTAACGCGATTTCAGGAATGGATAATCATTTCTATAAAGCGATACGTAAATATGGTTTGGAAGTCTTTGAGTCGAAAATATTAGAAACTGTTGCAACACAACTTGAAGCAACTAATTTAGAAGTTAAACATATCGAACTTAACAATAGTTTTAAGGAAGGTTATAACATGACAAAAGGTGGGGACGGTGGTTATGTTGTTCCAGCCGAAAAACGTGATGATTGGATCAAAAAACTAACAGCATCCTCGACCAAAGAAAACAATGGTATGTGGAGTGGAATATCAGATGAAACCATATTATCATATGCTAGAGAGTTCTTTTTAAGCGAGGGTCATTCTAGTGGAATGCAATCGTTTATTAATTATGGCGTAAAGAAATATTCCATACCAAAATCATATTCAAAAAATAGGTTCGGCGGCAAGACATTAAAACAGGCATATTGTGAAAAGTACAATGTTAACCCAACTGAACTAAAATATGTCAAATCTGCTGCTCACCGCGAAAAATTAAAAAACGCGAATATTGGTAAAAACTGGTATTCAAATGACAATTTAAAAACATCATACCAAGCGAACTCACTCCCGGGAAACGATTGGTATAAAGGAAGAAATTATGGGTATTAAAATAAGAACACTTGATTACACTGAAAACGTGTATGACATTACCGTTCCTGAAACTAGTAACTTTTTTGCTAATGGTATACTAATACACAATTGCGCAGAAATTGATTTGCCGACAAAACCTCTTGATGATATTAATGATGAATCCGGTGAAATAGCATTGTGTACGTTATCAGCAATTAATTGGGGTAACATTAGTGATCCTTCTGAGTTCGAAGAGATATGTGACTTGTCAGTTCGGGCTTTAGATTCATTACTTGATTATCAAGATTATCCAGTTAAAGCAGCATACATTGCAACTATGGGTCGTCGTCCACTTGGTGTTGGTATTAATAACTTAGCGTATTGGCTTGCTAAAAACGGTTATACTTATCAAGGCATTACTGAAGAAGGATTGTCACATTTACATGAATGGCTTGAAGCATGGTCTTACTATTTGATTAAATCTTCTATCAATCTTGCTAAAGAAAAAGGGGCGTGTGAATGGTCACGTGAAACTAAGTATTCACAAGGTTTATTTCCAATTGACACTTATAAGAAAGATGTTGATTCATTAGTTGGTAATAACTTAAAAATGGATTGGGCTGCATTACGTAATGAAGTTAATGAACATGGGATTCGTAATAGTACTCTTATGGCTATCATGCCTTCTGAAACTTCATCTCAAGTAATTAACTCGACGAACGGTATTGAAGCGCCAAGAGCCTTAGTTTCAATCAAACAATCAAAAGATGGTATATTGGCACAAGTTGTTCCTGAGATCCGTAAGTTAAAGAATAAATACGATTTATTATGGGATCAGAAATCACCTGAAGGTTATTTAAAAATATGTGCGGTCATTCAGAAGTTTGTTGACCAAGGCATAAGTGTTAATACATCGTATAACCCTAAGCACTACGAAGATGGCAAAATGCCTTTAAAAACTCTGATTCGTGACTTATTAACTTTTTATAAATATGGAGGCAAACAGCTATATTATTTTAATACTTATGATGGTGCTGGCGAATTAACATACGAAGAAGCCAATGATAATCCTGTCAGTGAAGAATTGGATGAAGATGATTGCCCGAGTTGCAAATTGTGAAAAAAGCAATGTACGTATCAAGAAAGGTATTAAACAGCGAAGATATTATAGCTTGGGCGGAGGCCCAGGCGTTTCCGCAAATAGTATCAGCAAAAGACATGCATGTCACTTTAGCATTTTCAAGAGAACCGGTTGATTTCAATGAAGTCGTTAATAGAAACGACAAGATAACAATCAATGGCGGAGAACGTGAAGTAAAACATTTAGGCCCAGACGCCGCAGTTATAAAATTCTCATCAAAAGTATTATCTAAAAGATGGAAAGAGTTATGTAATATAGGTTGTTCGTGGGACTATGATGGTTACCAACCGCATATAACAATCACGTACGATGGTTCAAAAATAAATGTTAAAGACATGACTCCATACAAAGGCCCAATTATTTTGGGTCCAGAAATAGTTTCCGAATTAGATGCGGAATGGATAGATAAGGTAAAAGAAAAATAATGTTTAAATCTTTTGATGTAAATACAAATGATAGTATCACCAAGAATATGTTCTTTGACGAGCCGGTCGCAATTGCACGATACGATATACAAAAGTATCGCACACTTGAGTCCTTTACAGAATCACAATTAGGATTCTTTTGGATGCCTGAAGAAATCGACGTATCGAAAGATGCTAAAGACTTTAAAGCATTATCCAACCATGAGCAGCATATCTTTACTAGTAACTTAAAACGACAAATTGTATTAGACTCAGTTCAAGGCAGATGTCCTTCAGCAGTGTTTGGCCCTTTGGCATCTTTACCTGAATTAGAAAATTGGATAACTACTTGGGTATTCAGCGAACAAATTCATAGCCGTTCATACACACATATTATACGTAACATATATTCTAATCCGTCTGAGGTATTTGATGGTATTACTGATATAAAGGAAATCACTGATTGTGCTGAGTCAATTTCAAGGCACTATGATAATCTTGCACGCCATAACGAACAGGCTGCGGTTGATAGTTCATTGTTTGGAACGTATGAACATAAGAAGCTATTATGGTTAGCACTACAGGCAACCAATTCTCTTGAAGGTTTACGTTTCTATGTTTCGTTTGCGTGTTCATGGGCATTTGCTGAAACCAAAAAGTCAATGGAAGGTAACGCTAAAATCATAAAGTTGATTTGTCGAGATGAGAATCTTCACCTTGCTTCAACGGTATTCATGATTAAGAGTTTGCCGCGTGAAGATGAAGACTTCGCAAAGATTCGCGATGAGTGTCATGACCAATGTGTTGAGATATACGAACAGACTGCAGAACAAGAAAAAGAATGGGCAAAGTACCTTTTTAAAGATGGTTCAATGGTTGGTCTTAACGAGTCAATGTTATGCGCTTATATAGAATGGTTAGCACATCGCCGAATGAAATCCGTAGGTCTAACTACTAAATACCCTGGTGGATCTGATCCTTTGCCTTGGACTAAAAAATGGATAGCAGGTGGTAATGTACAAGTTGCACCTCAAGAAACTGAAATATCTAGTTATACCACTGGCGGTATAAGTAAAGATGTTAACGAAGAAGAATTTACGGGATTTCAACTATGAAAAAAGACAATGTAGTATGGTCAAAACCTAATTGTACTTTTTGCGTAAAAGCAAAAGATTTATTAGATCAGAACAATATTGAATATAGCGAGAATGAAATCGGCAATGGTTTTACGAAAGAACAATTACTTGAAGTTGTTCCGACTGCTCGCTCAGTGCCACAGATATTCCTTGATGGGAAACATGTCGGCGGGTTTGATAGTCTCGAATCAATTTTAAAAGGGGAATAAGATGACACAACATGAATGTAGTAATTGTGCGGCAAGTTTCACACTTGAAGCAACGGATCAGGAAACAGCTGAGTTAAATATATCGTACTGCCCATATTGTGGTACTGAAATAATTGAGGAACTTGACTTCTCTTAATAAATATTCCATTAGAACTCAATAATGGAATAGAATATGTGGTATTATAAAGGCGAGGAGTTTACGAGCGAAGACATTGGTGATTACATTGGCATGGTATATTGCATAACTGATTTATCAAACGGTATGAAATATATTGGAAAGAAAGGCTTGATGTCAGTTCGTAGGCTACCTCCTTTAAAAGGGCAAAAGCGTAAACGTAAAAAGATCGTAGAGACTGATTGGAAAAAGTATTATGGTTCGTCAGAGCAAGTTAAGCTGTTAGTTGAAGAAAAAGGTCCAGAGAACTTTAAAAGAGAAATTCTATATCTCTGTACAATGAAAGGTGAAATGACTTACCTAGAAGCTAAGGAGCAATTTGCCCGTGATGTATTACTAAAGCCTGACGAGTACTACAATAAATTTATAGGAACACGCATACACGCAAAACATGTTGCAATATTAATGAATAAAGTTGTTGACATCAACTAATAAATGTTATATAATAGTTCTATAAATTAATAATGAGATAAGGAACGAGAATGATAATAGTTGATTTTAACGGTTTGGTAATTCCGGCGCTAACTGCGCAAAAAGGTGCTGACCTTGGTGATGAAGATTTTGTTCGTCATGTCATATTAAACTCTTTACGCATGTACAATAAAAAGTATCGAGAAAAGTACGGCCAAATGGTTATTGCTTGTGATGCAGGCGACGTATGGCGTAAAGATTACTTCCCCGAATACAAATGGTCACGTAAAGCTAATCGTGATAAAGATAGTAAAATAGATTGGAAAGCGGTATTTGGTATTGTCACTAAGATACGCGAAGAAATCGTTGCTAACTTTCATTATAAAGTTGTATTGGTTCCTCGTACTGAAGCAGATGATATCATTGGCGTATTAGTTGAAACCACTCAAGAGTTTGGTAATTGCGAAGAAGTTATGATCGTATCATCTGATAAGGATTTTGCTCAACTTCAAAAGTATTCTAATGTACATCAGTTTTCACCGATTACTAAAAAGGTAATTAAAGAGCCTCATCCTAAAACGTTTTTGTTTGAGCATTGCTTTAAAGGTGATAGTTCAGATGGTGTACCAAACATATTATCAGCTGATGATTGCTTTAAAGAAGGCGTTCGACAAACAGCTTTGTCTGCAAAGCGTAAAGCTGTGTTCCATGCAAATATAGATAAACTGGAATCGGTTATGACTGAAAGCGAATATAAAAACTTCATTCGTAATAAAAAGATGATTGACTTGGGTGACTTACCTGAAGAAATTGTTGAGTCGATTCTAAACGTATACGCAAATGTTAAGACTTCATCAAAATTAAAAATAATGAATTATCTTATTAAAAACCGTTGCCGCAATTTACTTGAATGTGTAGGAGATTTCCACTAATGACTGATAAGTTAGATATTAAATATGTTTATAGCGTGCTTGGCGCTGTTCAGCACGCAAAAAGCAAAAAAGAAAAGGTAGAGTTATTACAAAAGTATAACTCACAAGGTTTACGAGATGTACTTTATTGTCAATATTCAAATACCATAGAGTTTGCATTACCTGAAGGTTCACCACCTTATACACCATACGACGTTATTAAAAATATACCAAAGCAACTTAGTAAAATTGGCCCTAAGATAATGAAGTTTTTAATTAAGAATGGGCCTGGTGACAAATGGTTGCCGGTAAAACGTGAACGCAAGTTCTTAGACTTGATTGAAACTATTCATCCTAGAGATGCTGAAATCGTCATTGCTGCTAAAGATAAAAAACTTAAGGAAATGTTTCCAACTATTACAAAGAATGTGGTTTTGACGGCTTTCCCAAACTTATTGGGAAACGTGCCCTAATAACTAAAGGTTATACTATATTACAAAAGGTTATTGTACATCTGACAGGTATATTGATATAATAGATCTACAAATTGAGTTAAGGAATATATTATGAATTTGTTTGTTTTATCCGATTGTCCGTTCGAGGCTGCAAAGTCTCATTGTGATGTGCACGTTAATAAAATGATCATCGAGACTGCGCAAATGCTATCTACTGCGCACCGTCTCCTTGATGGTAAAATGTTTATTGAGTTAAGTAAAGGTGGTAGCCGTTTAAAGAAATGGGACCACCCCACTTTGCATTCTCTTCTATATAAGTCCACTCATTACAACCACCCATCAGCAGTATGGATTCGCGAAACTTCAAATAATTACAACTGGGCATATAACTTGTTTAAAGGTTTGTGTAATGAATATACTGCTCGACGTGGTAAGGTTCATGCAACTGAAAAACTTTTAGACTTGGCTCTAATACAGCAACCCGTTAATATCAAATCAGGTTCTCAAACTACATTTGCGATTTGCATTGCCGATGAATACGAACTTGCTGATATTAAAGATCCCATTGAGGCGTATCGTCGTTATTACATTAAGAAAAACAACGAGCAGTTTAACATGGGTTGGATTGCGAATAAGCCTGAATGGTTTACTACTGGTGAATACGGAGTTGTTTTATAATGTATACTATTGAAAAAGAAATCACTCAATGGCCAGAAGGTCAAGACTTCAATCATTCGTATTTGTTTGATGACCGCAAACGTTGTGTTGGATATATACCTAAAGGTACTGAAGTAATTAAGATGTTTGCGAAACCAAGCTTAAAGTTTTCGCGTTCGTATCGTAAATTTAAAAAGGTAGGTACATACGATGAATCAAGAAATGCTGCTTAAAGTTTTAAGTATAATTGTTATAATAGGTTATCTAACAGGTTTAGTCCTAGTGCTACATTCTACACTTGGCTCACCTGTTGCGGTGATGTTAGTCATTTGCTATTTAGTTTTTGTTTACAAAATATTTAAGGAGCCAAAACGTGAAAATTAGTTATTACTCTGATCTTCATTTGGAATTTGATTACCATAAATGGGATCACATATTCAATGACGGTGCTGACGTAATGGTTCTTGCAGGCGATATTGGTGTTAAGAATCGACAGGTCGAGTGGATTTTAGCTCAGCCGCATAAACATATCATTTATGTGCCGGGAAACCACGAATACTATCAGTCTTCAATCGAAAGTGTTAATCGTAAACTCGACAATGCATTTCGGGGCACTAATGTACACTTTTTGCCCGAAGGCGAACATGTAATCATTGACGGCGTGCTATTTGTTGGTGCAACAATGTGGACTGATTATTATCTGCATGGTGGTGCTACTATGCCTCACTCCCAATATAAAGCACAGACTTCTATGAATGATTATAAACATATTCGTACTGAGCCTGACTATCGAAAAATATCACCAAGATACACGTCTGAGTTATTTGCAAAGCACACTAAAAAGATTGCGGCTGCTTTACAGTCCGAAGAATATAACAAAAGCGTGGTGGTGTCACACCATGCGCCATCCGAGATGTCAATACATGAAGACTATAAAGGACAATTATTATCGCCTGCTTACGCATCCAACCTTGAATCATTTATGGGCGAGCATAAACCTGATATTTGGATTCATGGGCATGTTCATAACAGTTTCGATTATAACATTTATAATACTCGTGTTCTCTGCAACCCACGCGGTTATGTCGCGGCTGGCGAACCTAATCTTGATTTTGCACACACGTCGGTGATTGAAATATGAGTCAAGCTACTTATGATAACAAATCATCCATGCTTCGTGAATATTGGATTGACCGCAAGCTAGTATTGGATATTGCAAAGGAAGACCTTAGTCGCCCACTTCCTGAAAATTTCATCGATGCCAATGAATGGGAAGATGGCAAAATAACTGGAAACAAAATTGCTATACTTGGCTATGACTGGTGCCAATGCTGTGATGAGGTACATTTTATAACTCAGCAAATTGAAGAAAATCCATTAATGGATGATTTGCCTTTAAGCGTTAGTGAATGTAATGGGTGTGGGTCAATGTTTGAAAGACCTGAAGACACCGAATTAAATAATGCTATGGGCACTTGGTATTATTCAACGCCAGAAGGGTATTACTCAATTGACTGACATGGAACTGTTTGTTAATCTTAAAGTCCGAACGGTTGGAACTAAAAAGGTTTGGGTTAACATCTTATATGAAAAAGGTCAAGGGTATTGGTGTTATACGTTTTACCCTGGGTATAGGTATGAAGTATATGTAAAGTTCGATGATGTTATTCGTGTAAGGGATTCTAATAAAGACTTAAGATATGTATTGTCCAGTATTATAAATGACAAGAGATATTTTGAAAGAAACCATTTAGTCGACGAACATAAAATATTAAATCATTACGAGTTTATTATAAGGAAAACCATGAATGAAATTTCATAAAGACGGCACATTGCCAAAAGACAACGAAATATTTGTCTTTGGTTCTAACTTAAAAGGAGTACACGGGGCAGGGGCGGCTGCTTGTGCAGAGCACATGTATGGAGCAGAAATGGGAAAAGGTCAAGGTCTTATTGGACAATCGTACGCTATACCGACAAAGGGTTGGTGTATTGAGACTTTGGATATTCAACAAATAGCTGAGTATATAGATAAATTTGTATCTTATACGCACGGTAACGATACTATTGATGACAGATTTTTTGTCACAAGAGTTGGGTGTGGTTTAGCTGGGTTTAAAGATTCAGCGATTGCCCCATTATTTAAAAACGCAAAGAATTGCAGTTTCGCAAAACAGTGGAAAAAATACTTAGAGGATTAAAAATGTTTAAATTTATAGTAGTTGGTTTGATAGTAATGGTCATGATGTTTGCTCCTACAGCAAAAGCCGGTGATGCGAATGATGCGCTGCAAAACATTTGTGAAATAGTTGCGAAGGATAAAAAATCAGCTCTTCGTAGAAAATTAACCGCAGTTAAAAATCAGTTCTTATTAAGGTTTAATGATTATTATAATAACATTACTTGTGATGGAATGTCATTAATATCATATGCGGATAAGCACAAAGGAATGCGCAGTTTAAGGTTTATGTCAACTCGGCTGAAAGCAGATACACTTAATAACGCAAATTATACTGAAGTACTATCACCTGCATCTGTTAAAATTATTCAGCGAAGAATTGGTAAATGAAAGGCAGATTAGGGTTTTTACTTATAGCATTTTTGCTATTAGGATTTGTATATTATGTAAGTCCCGATATTAAATTTCCTTTGATAATCCACAAGTTATCATTGGTAAGTATCGCGGCAGTATTAGGTTATTTCCTTGATGTGATTCTGTTTCCAAAATACAGACCTCATGAAATGACTGATGCAACTCACCCTACAATTGTCGCTGCAACATTGATTAGACGCGCGATAATTATGATGTCAGTTATACTTGGAGTAACAATGGGCGTATGAAGTATTTGATACTTTCGCTATTGTTTGTCGGCGCCGGAGTATTCTCGAAAGAGTTTATTCCGGATAACGCGGCAAAGTATAAACGTGATCTTATGCGACATTCTCAATACCATTTTGGTTTGAATGCACCTACCGCAGTTTTTGCTGCGCAGATACATAAAGAATCAACTTGGAATCCAAATGCAAAAAGTCCGTATGCCGATGGTTTAACTCAGTTCACTCCAGAGACTGCGGAATGGGTTTCTGGAAAGTTTCCTGCTTTAGTTGCAAACGAACCGCTTAATCCAATATGGGCAATACAAGCATTATTAATATATGATAAGTATTTGCTTGATAGAATTACCTATTGGGGTGGTGAAGGTACACTTAAAGTTTGTGATGATTGGTCATTTGCTTTGTCTGCTTATAACGGCGGTTACGGTTGGGTTATCAGAGATCGTAAATTGACAAGAGCTGATGGTAAAGATCAAAACGTTTGGATTAATAACGTTGAGTTATATACTGATAGGAGTGACGCTGCTCGAAAAGAGAACCGCGGATATCCTGATAAGATATTACATAAGTTAGCGAATCTTTATCGGCAAAATGGTTGGGGTCCTATAATTGTTTGCGATCCTATAACATATAATTTACAACATAAGTGTATAATGAAATGAAAGATAAATATGATTTATTACTTGATTGGGCGAAGGACCGTATCAAGTCACGCGTAAAAATGTGTATTGTTGATGTTTCAGTTTATGATCCAACCAAAGACTCACTCCCAAACCATGCTCGTGGCAGACCGTTTAAAATAAAATTAACACCAGTATTAAACGATGAAGTAAAGCCAGAATATTCGGTTATGTTTGTACTTGACATTGAGGTGCTATACTTGGCTGATGATAGAGAAGAATTCATTGATTACTATCTAAGCAGGTGTGCTCATGGTATAGCTCAAAGTATGTTTTTAGAACCAACAAATATATCATATTCTTTTTAATTATTATACATTGGATGTAGATTTGGATATAATAGTACCATAAATTGATAACAACTATTTGGAAATGATTATGAGAATATTAAATACACGCAATACCCGATATATCAACCTAGCAAACAATGTTGCTACTTACCTTGGTATTCAAACAGAAGCAATTGATATAGCATTTGAAATGGAAAGTGAAACTGCTTCTGACTACGGTTATTGTGATGGCAATGTTGAATATGCCGACATATCAGTATACCGCAAAATTTATGGAGAAAAGGTTGAAGATGAAGAAATCTGCCGTACAATCATCCATGAATTAGTACACGCAAAGCAATTTCTTGAAGGGCGACTTATAATTGAGTCAGGTGTTTATTCATGGTTAGGCAAAGAATATTCAAATAATCTTAAAGAATCACCATGGGAACTTGAAGCAATTGCGCTTGAAGTCGAACTTCAGGAAATGTATAAATAACAACCTAGAGGAATTGATGCATGATGCATGGCCGCCGTCGTAATTTAAAGTCAGCAAAACTGAGAAAGAATTCAAACTTCGCGTTAACTAATGATAAAGATCAATTAACCTATACCAAATGGCCGCCAACAACCTTGGCTGCAAAACCCCCTAACTTTAAATAACAGGAAAACATAGTAATGATTACGTTTATGGTGGTATTCGTTATCGCCTCATTGGTCAGTATAACCGCAGCTTCATTAATTATATTGGCAATTGGTAGGTCAATTAGAAAGAAAACTATTGACATTAAGAGCATAGTGTAATATAATAATATTTGAGATGGAGGTATTGATGTGATTTTGTTTTTTCATGGTTTAAACAGTAGTAATAACACCAATAAGTTTGCTACGATTGATAGAAAAAAGTATTGTGAAACGGTTGATTATCTGGAGTTAGGATATGATGCCGTTAACAATTTGTATGATGAGTTGATTGACAGAATTAAACCTGATGTATTAGTCGGTCATAGTTTAGGCGGCTATTGGGCATTAAAGAAGTCCGCTGAACGTAATATACCTTGTGTATTATTAAACCCATCACTATTCCCTAAGTATGACGGATATACCGCTTTATCCGAACAAGAGTTACAACGTGCACCTGCAGTTCATGCTTATATTGAATTAGGTGATAAAGTAATACCTGCAGTTTTAATAAATGAATTCTTAAAAGCAAGAGCGCATGTAACAACACACGATGCAGGCCATCATAGAATTGAGTATGTAGAAAATATTAATAAAATCATTGAACGACATTACGCATATGAATATATTCATTAATATAAATAAGTTAAACACTGGCAACATAGGAACAGTATGAAATCATTTAAACAATTCAAAGAAGAAACTAAACTAAACTTATGGCACGCGATGCTTAATGAACGCTTTGTGAATTTATTAGGCAATGATGAAAAGAAATCTGAGTACGCTCAAGAAGTCTTTGATATGATTCAAAAAAGTTATGAGGCTATCGGTGGACAAAAAGGTAAAGGTTTTAAATCGCCTGAAGATATGATTGATAATATACCTTTTTGGAAATTGGTAAGGACAAGTGGTAAGATCGTTGCGGGTGCAATGTATCGTGATAAGGGTGGCCGTAAAAGAGTTGCAGTTTTTACTAATGGAACTATTGCAGGTAAAAAAGGTATTGCTTCAATAATGAAAGAAGACTTTGACCGCGCATACTTTGAAGTGTCAGGACCAAGTTTAGGTTTTGCGGTCAAACTATTAGGTATAGATTTTATCAAAAGCTATGCTAAAACACCAGCACAGGCTACTGATATATTAAAAACTGACCTTAATGAAGTTCCACCGAAAGACAGTTATATAACAAAGTATCCTGCTTTAAAACCATATTTCTATCAGCGCGAATTGGGCGGAAAGCTAATTACTAAAATTATGTTAGGCACTGTCGGTATGAAAATCGTTATGTCTGAGATATGAACAAAAGGTAATAATGATATTCTTTTTTGTTCTAATAAAGCTATTGACACAATTCGCTATTGTTGATATAATAGATCTACAAATTGAGTTAAGGAGTATTAAATGAAACAGATTAATTTAGATTTTACAGGCTATAGCAAATTATCGGCTGAAGCCTTGCAGGAAAAGTATACTGCAGCAAATCGTACGTATTTAAGTTTGCAAGCAGCTGAACAGTTATATCATAGTGAAGCTGACTTGCGAAGAGCTAATTCTATTGAGTTAGGTGCTATACGTGAAGCTTCGTTATTAAACAAGTATGATTTAAAAAACCAGTTTTAAGGAATTATATTATGTACGATGAGTACCCAAGGTATCAGGTTATAGTTGATGGCTTTGAAGCTATTTTAGAAATGAATGTATCTGATGAAGGTATAGATTGTGAATTTGCTGATGGTACTGAAAAGCTATTAGCATTAAGCACTCCTTGTGAAGTTACTATTATGGAAACCCAACCAATATCATGTTTAGCTGATATCATTGCGCTGTTCACATCCCCTAAGTATTACACCACGACTGGTAATTCTGAAAGCAATGCGTTTCTACAAGAATTTTCAGAGTTCGAAGTGAACATTGAGGATTACGACGGTGATAGTCTAATTTCTTCGATAAATGCATTGCAAATGCAATTAATCGGCAAGCTGAGTAAACCAAAAATAATGACACTTCAGCAAGTATTTAATAAGTATGTTGAAGATTAATAACTGAAAGAGGAACATCTGTAAATGGCAATAAATGCAAAAATTGATAGCATCCTTAAAAGAGAAGCTATACGACAAAATGAAACGATTGAACTTATTGCTAGTGAAAACTTTGCAAGTCAAGCAGTAATGGATTTAGCAGGTAGCATTTTTACTAACAAATATGCTGAAGGTTACCCTGGGAAGCGATACTATAATGGTTGTGATCATGCTGATGAAATAGAAACATTAGCTATTGATACGCTATGCAAACTGTATGGTTCTAAGTTTGCTAATGTGCAACCTCACTCAGGCGCTAATGCTAACCTTGCGGTCTTCAAAGCATTCTTAAAGCCTGGAGATACAATTCTTGGTATGGACTTATCTAGCGGTGGTCACTTATCGCATGGTGCTGGAGTAAATGTGTCAGGCGCGTGGTTCGATGCTCATACATATGGTGTTGATGAAAACGGCTTATTAGATTATGAAGAGATTTCTGCAGCAGCTATTAAACATGAACCTAAGATAATCATTGCAGGTGCTAGCGCATATCCACGTCAAATTGATTGGCAAAAGTTTAGAGATATTGCTGATGAAGTTGGTGCAATATTATTTGTAGATATGGCGCATTACTCAGGATTGATTGCGGGTGGTGTTTATGATAGCCCAATTGGTATTGCTGATGTTGTAACTTCAACTACACATAAGACACTTCGTGGTCCTCGTGGCGGTATTATTTTATGGGATAACCCAGAATACACTCGTAAGATCAACGGTGCTATTTTCCCAGGGACGCAAGGTGGTCCTTTGATGCATATCATTGCAGCTAAAGCACAATGTTTCATTGAAGCTAGTGATGTTGAGTTTAGCGTATATGCCAAAGATGTTATTAAAAACTCACAGGCAATGTGTAAAGTATTCAATGCTAATGGGTTTAAGATCCTGACTGACGGTACTGATAGCCATATCATATTAATGGACTTAAGCAATAGTAAATATAGTGGACGTGAAGCTGCTGATTTGCTTGAAGAGAATGGTATTACCGTAAATAAAAACGGCGTACCAAACGATCCTCGCCCTTTCATGGAAACAAGTGGTATTCGTATTGGTACGGCTGCTGAAACTTCGCGTGGACATTATGAAACGTGGTTCACTGAACTTGCAGAACGAATCGTAAAGATTCTAAGTTAAAGCAATTTATATACTGAAGAGGAATATGGATATTCTTTTTTGTTCTAAAAACAATGCAATTAACTATATACACAACTGCAGTTCTTTGATATAATAGCTATACAAATTGAGTTAAGGAATACATTATGTTTAAAGTAATAACAACCCAGTTCAGAGAAAACTATGGTGCCCACGATTGGTCTGGTGAAGGCGCCTGTCCTCAGTATTGGAAAAACAAAGGTGGTACCACTTATATTCTTTGTGGCGAAATGACTGAAGCAGATATTGCTGAAATTAGCAATTGCATTGAATTTTCTGACGAGTACGCTTCTGAGTCAATACTTTCAATAAGTGCCACTTCTTCTCCAGCGGATTTCTATGAAGAATGGGAAACTCCAGTTAACGTCACTAAGGTTGCCGGCGAGTTCAGGGCAGTTTCCAAACATAAGAACGTATTACGCGGGCACACACTGCTAGCGTGTGGCGAAACTTCTAACTATACTGAGATGGTGTTATGATGCATGGCTCGATGCGACATACGTCATGCGGACGTAAGAAGAGTTACAACGCATGGTCAACAAAGAAACAAGCAACGCCTGAATTCCAGCCTTTAGAAGTTAAGAGTGAACCTTACCGTAGGTCAACCGTGGTTCACAAATCAGTCGATAGTGGCGCCCACAATACTCAAAAGAAAGAGAGTATGGTTTACACAGGAACCCTAATCAAGGGTATCGGTACAATGCACAAGTCAAATGCTGTTCCAGTAATTGACGTACAACAAATGAAAGATTTAGCGAGGATGAGTAGATGAAAGTTGAGTTGTCAGACGAATCAGCAAATATGCTTATGAGAGCCGAACTCTCTCAGCAACTTAAATGGGCCTTAGAAGATTTAGCGAATTTAGATAAAGGTGTGACTGTTAATATATTTACGTACAATGACCCCGAAGCCGACAGAGTGGAAATACTCAAGGACATTGCGGCGTTCGAGAGAATCATGTCTTACTGGAAGGCAGTACAATGAGTGAAGGAAACCTTAGATTGTGATTAGTTACAGTACAAACTGGATGGGGCCAATCTCTACTAAGTGGTACGAAGATAGGAACATACCTTATGTTATGAAGAAATCAAAAGGAGTATTAGAACCTTTTCCTGTCAGAGAGTATAAAGATTATGTAGAGTATTCTTGTGGACGTATAGACATCTACGGGCTTGATGAGGAAGAATACTGGTGTGGTAAAAGCGAGTACGGTGTTGCCCCTATGCGCCACGAAGACTGGAATGCCTTTGGTGATTGGTTGGACAATATAAAAGATGAAAGACTGATTACATATGAAGAACTGATACGCCAATTTGAAGAACACTACGGCCAACCAATAAGGTGGTCAACTGGATTACTGAAAGGAAGAGACGAATGAGTGAATATACACCAGACAATTGGGTTATCATTAAAATAACTCATGTTGGAAGTGAACCAGTTTATAAAGACTTAGCGAGGATGAGTAGTTAATATGGCAACGTATACTTATAAATGTACAGAAGACATTTGTGATGTTGATGTATTTGAAATAAAACAGTCAATGAAAGATGATTCGTTGACGGTATGTGAGGAGTGCGGCAACGCTTCTTTAGTTAAGATTATCACAGGCGGTAACTTTGTTCTTAAAGGCAAAGGCTGGACTGGTAAATTGGGAAACCGATAAACTATCTCAATGCTATGCATTCCAATATACCCTCTACGGTATATTTGCTTCAATATACCCTCTACGGTATATGGTTTTAAGATCATTATAAATACTTCAGAGAGGGTATTAAAATGAAAATAGTATTATTAGACGATTCTGACATAGCGTTGGCAGTCAATTCGTTTATCTTTACATCAGAGTATGCTAAAACAGATATATTATGTTTTAACGATGTTGATAAAGCGGTTGATTATATAACAAACACAAAAGAAAACATGATTGTGCTCTTAGATTATTACAGGCCAAACACTGATGGTGTTGCGGTATATGAAAGTATAAAAGCCAAATGTCAGTCATGTAATCAGAACAAAAAGTATATTTTGTTTTCAATTGATGCAAGCGCTGAACTTAAGAGGCGTGCCGAAGCAACTGGTATGGAATGCTCAATTGATAAACATGGCCATAGACTTGACATTTTAAATAAAGTTAAGTCAATCGAGAATAAATACTTTTCACATTCTATATAACTAAACGTTCTAATAAAGTAGTTTACATTGTAGCATATTATTGATATAATATTAACATAAATTGATTGAAAGGAAACTTTATGAACAAAATGATACTGACCGTTGGGGCATCATGCTCTGGCAAAACTACTTGGGCTGAAGAGTACGCGCGTAATCGTTCTATTACTAATATTAACCGCGATGATATGCGTTTCCTCGGTAAAAAGCGCAATTGGGACAACTGGAAATTCACTAAAGCTAACGAACGCAAAATATCTGCGGCATGTGACCATCTTGCTGTTACGGCGGTTGAATATCGTTCAGATATTATAGTTTCTGACACCAACCTAAATCCTAACGTACGCGCTGAATGGAAAGAGTTTGCGTACCTTCACGGATATTCATATCAAGAAAAAGTTTTTGAATGCTCGTGGGATGAGTTACGTAAAAGAAATTCTCAACGCGAAGGTGGTGTTGCTGAAAACGTTCTGTGGAAACAATATCTGAAAATGAATGCGTATCTTTGTAAGCCTGTACATGAGCACTGCGATAATCCTAAAGCAATCATCATTGATGTCGATGGAACTATTGCTAAAATGGGAGGTCGTGGTCCTTATGATTACGATAAAGTAAAAAATGATATTCCACGTAAGTTTGTTATTGCAATGATTAAAGGTGCACTACGTGAAGCAATCGCAAAACCAATCTTTCTATCAGGTCGAGATGCTATATGCTATCAAGATACTCACAATTGGATTGCTGAGCATTTTGGTGGTGGCAACATAGAACTTTATATGAGACCTGAAGGTGATAGGCGTAAAGACTTCGTTGTTAAGGAAGAATTGTTCTGGGACAATATTGGAGAAAAGTACGATGTTGTCGGTGCGTTTGATGATAGACCGCAAGTACTAAGAATGTGGCGTGAACTGGAGATCCCTAACATCATTGATGTTTCAGGCGATCGTTATTCTGAATTTTAAGAGGAAATATTAATATGCAAGTAAAAATTAAAAAGTATTCAGACCATTTTGGATTATCATATAAAATTGCTCGATTGTTTAGGCCAATCATCGGTGATGACCGTGTGTACACGCTTTTAGATAAAATTGAAAAAATCCCTGGGTACGATTATGGCGAATCGTTAAATGGCATGTATAATAATTGGAAAGAATCAAAGCGTATTAATGTTAAAATTGATCGTTGGGATACGTATTCAATGGATAGTACTTTAACGTATATCATTCTTCCAATGTTAAAACAGCTTAGGTCTGAATTAAATGGTGCGCCTCTTACTGATTTTAAAGACGCTGATGAAGAGTTCCATCCTTCTATAGAAGACCTCGAGAGAATGAAAGTCCAACCAGGGTGGACTGATGCTAACTTTTACAAACGTTGGGAGAATATTATTGACAAAATGATAGAAGCGTTTGAAATACATCAAAGAGATGATGCTTTATTCCAAAACGATGCCGATAGAGTCAAGCGAGACGAAGGTTTGAGACTGTTCAGTAAGTACTATATCAACCTATGGACTTAGAACAAAAAGGAATATAAAGTCCTCTCGGGGCCCATAAATGTTCTAATAAAGTCGTTGACATGGAAGTCATTATTTGGTATAATAGTACCATAAATTAAATAAACTTGGAGAAGCATCATGATTATCACTGTTCAACTATTATGGAGCAAGGCGAATGAGTGAACCTTACGTAAAATGTTATCCTGACATTATGGGCGCAACTCATACTGGCGATGATAATCTTTATTACAAATACACTTCAAACGGTTACATGTTACTTGAAGACGGCGAATGGGATTATGTTACGTATCTACCAGATCTTCGAAGACTTGACGACATCCGAACTACGGTTCAACAAAAGTGTGAAATCATTCGGCTTTCAGATATTGTCGAGACACTTGAAAGCGAAATTGAAGACTACGAACAGAAAAATATTTAATTATTAGGAATAAATTATGAAAGAAAAAGTTATTGTAGTTGACGCAGATGGCGTCTTGTTAGATTGGACATATTCGTTCACACAATGGATGACTCGCCACGGGTACCCTAAAGTTGATGTTCATACGTATGACATGGCTGAAGTTTATAATATGCCTAAGGTAGAGATACAAAAGTTGATTCGTATCTTTAATGAGTCCGCTGCTATTTACAATCTTCCTCCACTTCGAGATGCAATTAAATACATTCGTAAATTGCATGAAGAGCATGGGTATGTATTCCATGTAGTATCATCGTTAAGTAACGATTACAACGCGCAACACCTTCGCACTAAAAACCTCCAAAACCTGTTTGGTATTACTACGTTTGAGAAATTCATTTACCTTGATACTGGTGCTGATAAAGACGAAGTCCTAAGAGACAATTATGGTGACACTGGTTGTTATTTTGTTGAAGACAAAGTTGAGAACGCTGAATGCGGTGTTGATTGTGGTTTAGAGTCAATACTAATGATGCATACTCATAACATGGGTATTGAAACTTATGAGAGTATACATCGGGTTTGGGATTGGAAAGGCATTGTTAATATTATTACTGAGTTATAAGTATATTCTTTTTTGTTCTAATAAAGTTGTTGACACGGACGTCAATATTTTGTATAATAGATACATAAATTGATAAAGGAAATACATTATGACTGTTAAACAAAATTGGTTTGAAACTCTAAATGCCGCTCTTGAAGCTGAAGGTTTAATCGAGGCATGGGATATATCATTCGATCCTATATCATATGGTCAAAATTTTAGATGGACACATGACGGCAAACAGATTTCAATATTCAGAGAAAACGATGGGCGTTACGAACGTCCAATACACTACAGGTTATAAACATGCCGCTATATGAATTTAAAGACACCAACACTGGTGAAACCTTTGATAAAATGTTAAAGATTGCTGAACGCGCTCAGTATCTTGAAGACAACCCGCATCTTCAAACTGTGGTAAGTGCACCAAGAATCGTTACTGGTGTAGGCGCTCAAATCAAAACTTCGAGTCAGCACAAAGAACTGATTAAAGAAATCAAAAAGAATCACCCAAAGAATACTATCAATGACCACTAGATATAATCACCTCAACGAATCGTTTTTAGAATACGACGATATGAAAACCGTTTCTGAAAACAAAAAACGTATTTACGTAACGCCTAAAGGTGGTCGCTTCGTATCAATAACAACAATGCTTGGTTACTTAAGTCGAGATAAGTTAGACAGTTGGCGAGCAGCTGTTGGTGTTGAAGAAGCAAATCGAGTAAGTCGAATTGCTGCAGGAAGAGGTACACAGGTTCATTCTATTATAGAAAACTACATTAACAATGAAGAAGTTAATGAACAAAAGTTAATGCCTCACATCAAAGCTAACTTTAATAGTATCAAACCTTTACTCCACAATATCAATAACGTGTACTATCAAGAAGTTGCGTTATATTCAAACGTTTTAAGATTAGCAGGTAGAGTTGATTGTATCGCAGAATATAATGGCGTACTATCAATTATAGATTTTAAGACAGCCGCTAAACCTAAAAGACAAGAATGGATAGATGATTATTTTATTCAATGCACGTTTTATGCATGCGCATTCTTTGAGCTTACAGGTATAGAAATAAAGCAAGTCGTCGTTCTTATTACGGTCGACGGTAATCCCCCACAAGAATTCATTCAACCCGTAGGAAATTGGTTGAAGAAACTAATACAAATGCGAAA